CTGCTAATTTCACACCGCGTTTCTCTGCGGCTACTATCTCTCTAACGAGTCCTTTCTTTATCCTCGTCAAGTCTCTTATAGTGAGATTTACGGATGGCATTTATGCTACGCTACGCTCGGTAAGAGCGTCCTCCTTATCTCTCGCATCTCCGCGCCCGTTGGCATACCTCCAGTCAGCTCAGGAGGAAGGTAGTTGTAATTTGTAATTCTCAGCTCCCGTGGCAATGTCTTATTGAATGCTTTTGTCTGATGCTGCTTCCAGAACCACTGATTACGCTGTGTCTCGTAATATTCGTCGGTATGGTTTGTCAGGCCTGTTTCCTTTTTCCAGATGGGTGCAAGCCGGCAGCCGCATTTTGCGTGTATCGGCGGCGTGACTTCATAAGGATTCACTATCTGGCCGTTCATCATAGCGCACGTCGCGCAGGTGTTGCCACTCATCGCAGCAATGAACCTGTATTTCTCTTCGCAGAACCCGCTCTGTTGTAAGGTGGCTACGCGGCCTTCGTTCTGCGCTTTTAGCATTGAACTCCGTGCTATTGTATCCGCATAGTTGTTTACAGTCGTGCGATATGGGTTCGTAACCGTCTGCTTGATCATCTCGTATTTACCGTCCGCATTCACTACCAGCTTTAATCTCGTCTTACCGATATTGTCAATGAGAACGCCGCCGTCACCGAAGACGTCTCTGATATACGGCCTGAGTAATTTTGAGATATCGTTAGGGTGCATCCCGCCACGCATACCGTTCATCTCCAGTATGGCGGCCATCTTGTTAGCCGTTGTCTGACTTTTCACTAAGTTGATGATGTCGTCACTATAGCCAAGCGCCGCTAATTTCTTGCCGATTTGCTGTGACCAGCCCCGCTCCTTGAGTTGCGTAACGAGCTGATTGTTTGCTAATAGCCGTTTGTACTCTGCTTTAAGCGCTTTCTCAAGCTCTTTATTCGTCCTGCCGATGTAGCCTATCGTATCCGTCGAAATGCGGTTGAGGTGCGTACTTGATATTCTGTTTACGTCAACACCCGTATATGCCGGTATCGTATCCTTCAAAAAGTCCGCTTCGATATAAATGCCGGCCACCAATGCCGAGTTCAAATCACTCACGATTATCTCTGCCTGGTTTACCGTGCAGAGGCTTAACGTCGCCTGGATATGTCCAGTAATGTATGCTTGATCCCGTGGCAATGCAAGATCTCGGAGTAGGGTAGCTCGCGCTCGGTCGTATTCACTAACTAAGTCTCGCGTGAAACTATTGACCTCTGCGGGTGGCATTCTGGTTAGTCTGGAAGCCTACTGTCGTTTACGACTTTGGCAATATTGATTTTCTGCTCGTCTAATGATACTTGGTCTTCCAGTGCCAGTGAGTCAAAGACAGTCTTAACGAAATCTGCACCGTGCCTCATTATATCAAGCATCTCATCGTTTGTTATCTCTGTTCCGCCTGGGCTTGTTGATGCTACCGCGTTTTTGTATTCTCGATAGACTGCATAGCCCTTCCGATAGATCGCTCTGGCTTCTTCTTCCGTTAGCCGCTTAGTGAGTATCTTGGCATAGACCATCATGCCCGCTATGAACGCAGATATCGCCGCCACAATGACACCCCAATTCGCTACTATTGGTTCTATCATGCGTAATTAAAAGTGCGCGGGATATATAAAGGTTTGCTACTGAGTGTTATTCGTTGATATTACTAAACTCATCCTCCTCTGGCGTTTGTCTAAGTTCAGGCAGCACCTCTTCCAACTCTCCTACCTCATCAGCCGATATTATCTCTTTTGTTCGTCTTTGCTCCATTAGCAATCACCTCATAAACACTTTTCTTAAAAGGGTGATTATATCGTTTGGATGAAACGTAAACCACCTAAACAGCCCGCTGAAGTTCATTATACCCGGGAATTTTGTATGCTTCAAGCCGATAACGTGACCGTATTCGTGTGCTTGTAGAGCCAACTCGCCTATACAATCTTCAACCACCCATATCTCGTTACCTAACCGGAAGCCTCTGAGGTGTTTTAGACCATACCAGGGGTTACTTCCGAGTCGTTCCGCTTCCTCTTCCAGTTCCTCTTTCGTGCACCGGTGCACGACTATTTCTAAGTTTTCCATTTCTCTTACGGGTTGCCGCTTGCACCCCCTCCGTTAGGCTCGTACTCGGCCACCATAACCACTTTCCTTGAGACTGTGAACGTAATTCCGCATTCTAAACATTTATTCTCTTGGCTGCGCGAATTACCGCATATGATCTCCTTCAGAGATTCTATATCATCGCCTGCGCAGTGTGGGCAGGTCCCATCATAGATTTCTTGTTCCATTTTTTCATCCTATTCGACTTCAACAAAATGCTCTCCGTCCCAGTTATACACTCGGGGATTCTTTACCACGAGTTCTTCATAAGGCGTTCCTTTATACTTTTCTCTTCTTTCTTCTCTTTCCTTAGGTGTTAATCCACGACACATTTTTATATTTCCTCTAAAGGAATGAAGCTATCCTTCTCTTCAATTCGTCTGAGGTGCTTAATACAAACATCACAAAGACAAACATCATTACTTTCTTCATCATTGATTTTATCACCGCACAGCTCACAATCCATTTTTCCTTTTATGCCTCCCGAGTCTCTTCATTCCGCCTCGCTAATAGAGTAAACATTCAGAAGCGCCCTCATTGTTCTCGCCATCTTCCTGAGATCTGATGCTATGTTCGCTTGCACTGCCTGTAAAAGATTAAAGTTGTCTTCTGTTCCTTTTGGGACGTATCCAAGATTTTTAATAGTCGTCTGATGGTTCTCTAATGTTCGTGCCATCATTTCGAGCTCTAACCTCATGCTATTCAACTCGCCCTGTGCTTTTTTCAGCATTAGCTCATCAGCCTCCCACGTTGGATCCAACTACCATCCCCCTCCTTGATTTTATCAGTTCTTCATGTTTCTTTTGCGTATCGAGTTTTCCTTGTAGCTTGCCCCAGTGATACACAAGATTATGAGAAGCATGCACCATCTCGGCCTGCGTGGGCGTAATTCCTGTTTTCTCGTAATAGCTTAGCATGATTTGATTGATCATTACCGTTAGGTCCTCAACTACTTCAGATCGCAGTTCTATCTTTTCTTTTAGCACAGGTCCTTTATCAGATTTTTCTGGGTCTGCCATTATTCGTTCACCGACATATCTTTCTCTCTCTCTCTTCTGGCATTACTCTACCCAGGCGCCTCCATAGAGATCGCAGCGGCTTCTTGCATAGCTACGATATTCTCTACGACTTTCATAACGCCATGTATTTGATTTGAATTGTAAGGAGTGGTCGAAGAGCTTACTCCTTGCTGCAAGCCTTCACCGCCTAAGTTCATTTCATCAAGCAGTTCGTATCTCGTAGCGAGTGCCCGTAAATCATCATCGTTCGCACCTATCTTCTTGAATACCTCGAGGATGTCACTATGCAGTTTATCTATCTCCGCAAGCTGCTTGGCATCCTTCGGCGTTAACGGTGCTAACACGAATTTGATCTCTGCGTCCTGCGCTGCTGGGAATTGTTCGTAAATTAACTTCTGCGTTATCCGTTCATATTGATCCTGTATGCCTTTGAGCACTCCCGCCATCGTTTCCTGTATGTTACGTGCAGTTGCGAGTTCAGTACCGGACGAGGTTACGAGTGCTAACGGGAATCCCAATGCAAACGCTATTTCGGTATTTAGTAATGTGACTATCGTATCCAGCATACTCGGATTGAGAGCGTTGCCAGATTCGATAACGTTGACGTCAAGATTATCCGGAAATGCCATTACGCCCTTCTGATACCAGTCGTTCGTAAGATTGTTCACCATAGTTTGCATGTTCGTTTTGAACGCTTCATAATCCGCTAACTGCTCGGTGTACTTCGCCAGGTTGGACGTTTTGAGTGCTTCGCTTGGGTATTCCGGTACGCGCGACTTTCCATCTTGTTCGCGTGTCTGATAGGACGCTTTAATTCCCGGCGCCACGACAAGCATAATAAGGTTCGGAAGATTCAGCATGATGAGGTTTTTAATATAGATTTCGTTCAGGCATGATGCAATCGCGCTATCTCCGGATTCGTCATTCCTTATCTCGAAGATGTTATCTGCATTAACGACAATATCTGTACCCGTTATCGCAGTATAGTTTGTTTTACCCTTTTCACCGTCCTTTATGAACCATACCTTTTTCTCTTCTGTTTTATCATCTCCAGGGTTCTTCCAATCGCTTTTTACGTTTTTCTTCTGGTAAAAATAGAAATCGGTACTGTCAAACGGGTTAGTGTATTTCTCGACACCGATAAGCTGCTGCAAGCCCCGTATCCCAGTGGGTTCGCTCTTCAGCTTTGTCTCTTTGGTAACGTCATATAATTTCTGGAAATGCGTGCTGCCATGTATCTTCACGGGATTGAACGAAGCCCGGAATGTTGAGAGGACGTTTAAATCTTCAAGCCAGTCTTCTATTTCAGTTATCAGCTCCTTATTAGCCTCATCATCGCTTGATCGTAACGTGTAATCCCCAAGGATGGAAAACCGCTCGATATTCAGAATTAGCCGTGTGAGTGCGTCTATCTTGTACGCAGTTTCCCGGTTCGTGTAATCGTTATCTATCGCCCGGACATCAGCATCCGTCCATATCTTCTTCTCGGTTTGCGTCTCCGTTCCCTCACCTTCCGTTATACCGCGTTGATCGCTGTTGCCAGCACTAACACCGAGCGTAAAGATAGGATACCGTGTGAAGGGACTCATATAAAAGGATTCTACGTGAAAAACATTTAAACTGGACGTTTACAAAACTTTTCTTAAAAAGAAAAGATTAATATCTGCGTGACGGTGCGTTGATACTGAGTGCTGGATAGGGGGTCGCGGATGGTGCTTCGGCTTTTTCTTGAGTGAGTGCTTTAAACGCGCCGCTGAGTGCATCAACAATATCATCATGCGGTCCGTGCGGGAACAAAACCAACTCGGAAAGGACGTCTGCTGTCCACGCAGCACGAAGTATTTTTACATTGCCATTTTCGGATGCAGCCGAGAAGGGCTGCGCTCTTGCTACTTTAGAGCTTGTGCTGGGTACGCCTCTAAACGCATATCCCCGTAATATATTTCGTGCGTAGTGATCTATTGTAATCGGTCCGCCAGAGCCGGGCTCCTGTTCCATATAGATCGGTATATCGTAGCCATCTATCTGTGCCGTTTGCTTAATGATTGCTTCGGTTGTTGCAGGTGAATGTCGAAACCGCACGATGTCCTTGATGTAAAAAACACCGTTGTTTTCCAGCATAAGACCACCTATCGTCCAGTCGGGATCTGAACCCGCTTTATCTTCTGTTGATGCCATGTCCCAGAATCGCGCTTGATCTCCCGCTGGTGTAGAGGTTACTATCTCAAACCAGTTGCGCTTAAACATCTTTCCGCCCTGTCTCATCAACTCTACATCGTTCATGTACTGGAGATTGAAAATCGTTGAACCAAGTGTTGCTCTGATGGTTTCTAAACCTTCTGTTTTTCTGCCGTCTTCTATTCTATCGTTCAGAGGCATGTGCATCTCCCAGATACTCGTGCCGTCTTTTTTAATCGCCTGTTGTATCTGCGTATCGTAGCCGAGTTCGTCAGTTACCATCTCCCAGAGGTCGTTATAATGATAGCGAGTATTGTGTGTGACAAATCCTTCCGCAATGAAGTTGTGTGTCTTTTCAACTGCTAAGTCCCATACCTCTTCTCTTCCAACCGACTTTATTTCTTGAATGGTTTCAAATCTAAAATTTTTATATGGAAATTTCTTTTTTGCTTCCCCTTTCAGCCTATACATCCCATATGCTTTATTGAATGTTAAATTTAAATGCCATGTTTCGCTACGTATCGGCTTTGGGCTATTTGGTGGTTGAGAGATTCTCGTTCTGTAATATATGTTGGAAGTAAGAACACCAGAGATTCTACATAATAATTGCAGATCGTCAATTAGCTTTTTACTTGAAGATTCTATTCCGAAAAATGAAGGATGCTTTTTTCGCTTAGCTTTTCGCTTTTTATCTTTATGCTGTTGCCATCCATCTGCACTTAGTAATCCGTGTATAAAAGCAATGCGATTCTTTAAAGAGGTTTTGAAAATCCAAGTGGGTATGTCTTTATTTTTTGCCCCGTGTTTTAAACCTAAATCTTTTAACTTTTCACCAACTTTTTTAGAAGTCCCCATATAAACGCGAGAGGAAACGTTTAAACGTAAATCAATATTAAAGAGAGATTTGAATAGCCTCACCACTTTTTCATTTAATGAATGATATTGTCCTTTTGCAAAGCATATCTTCCATGTTGTATATATCTTATCTGATTTTCCATTTGTCCGCGAATTTTGGACTATCCAGCCATCACCAACCATAAATCCAAATAACCACGCGAAATCGGAAGTATCTATCGTATTTCCAGCATCTATCTCTTTTATTGTAACAAGCATATCATTCGGCTTTAATTCGGAGGCAATTTTCCACGTGAACGTAAAATCGTAAATATGATTATATCGCCTTGAGGGGAACTTTTTTTCGGAAATTGGTTCTATAATTAGAAAAGGATGGATACCGTTTGCTTTTATTTTTGATCTTTCGGTTATTATTTCAAGTATTTCATCTGTACCTTGGGGGATGGTTTCTTCTACATATTGAGTCGTGAGTTTCCCCTTATCAAAAGTATATACTTTTTCACCTTTGCAAATTGTTTCAATGTTTTTCCATGTGTTGTCACCCGTTAATATTTTCGTGCTTTTTGGTAAGCAACCTAAACAGTGAATCTCTCCGCCTGGCAGCAGAGTCGGAAGTAAAGTCGTCTTAAACCATTCCTTGCTGCGTTCTCTTTGCCCTTCTGTCCTTGCATTGTCAAAGTTGATTAAGTCGTCTGCTATGATTATATCGTAGTGTCCAGTCGTTACAGCACCGGAATACATACCCATTGCACTTATTGTCGCTTCTGTGAGCGTCTTATCCGTGCGGGTCTTCAGAACTATTTCGTGATCCGTCCATTTATCGCCTTTCACATCGCCGTAATATCGCTTTATTAACGGGTGTGATTCTATGACTGCTTTTATCGTGCCTAAGAACCTGACTGCGTGCGTGTCCGTATCCGAAACGATAAGGATTCTGATGTTAGGATTGTTCACCGCTTTCCATGCAGAGTAACCTATATCGCCTATTCTTGTCTTGCCACAGCCTCTCGGTGCAAGGTCTAACGTTTGCTGATATTGTTCGTAATGCTCTAATATCCTGAGATGCGGTTCCGCGGTCTTATAGTCGAAGATTCGTTTTATGAATTGCTCTGGCGAGTCCCGCAAATACTGGACTTCAGCTATCTGCATCTTCTCTACGTGCTATCTCCCTGCCTACCTTTTGCACTATCTCTGGAGGGACCTCTTCGTATTTTAGTTTTAGATCGCCTTCGTGTTTTCTAACCGCTATCTCGCCTGCTTCGCCTAATGCCAAACGTTCAAGTTTTACGCCGGTCTCTATATATCGTCTGCTTTCTTCTACGGTTAACGTTTTATCCTCTTTTGTCAGGTCGTCCGCCAAGCCTTCTACGATTAGCATATTCCTATATGCTATTTTCTGCATGGTCTTACCGTACCCTGCTTGCCGATCGTCCATCTTCTTTATCCGCTCTCTGCGGTCTATTGTTCGTAATCGCTCTTCTTCATCGTCCCACCCCTCGCAGCGAGCTACCCAATTCCAACGAGACGACCACTTCAAAAATTGATTTTCTTTTGATATGTTTTTGGTATTGTAAAATTTCTCGGCCGCTTTTCTCAGTGATCTCAAAGCCCCCATATCACGATAACATAAGAACGCTTGATATGCGCGGTTGGTTTCGTGCTCTTGCCGGTCCCATAGATGTTTCTCTTCCATTTTTCTTTTTTAAAAAAGAACGAGTGTTATTAGATGTTATTTATTCTACAGGTATTTAAATAACACTGGACTTTTTCGCTTAAAAGAAGCCCGTAGAGTGGGCGGGTAATATGCTAAAAAGGTTTGTTGATTGCTCTTTTTTAGCACGTATTATATATAAAGGTTACTATGCGAGTGGTTGTAACGCCGCTTAGAGGCTTCTTTTGAAAAAGGAATATTATATGCACGAGGGCACCGGTTAGAGGCTTTTGAACGAGCTTAACGTCTCTAATCACGCTTTATATAACGCAACTTTTTCGCATGGCTGGTATGTTTATATGTCTCTGGTCGAGAACGTGGCTTAGAGGAACGGTTGAGAGGGGTTTGTTTATAATATTCTTAAAGGAGGGCTGCATCGTCGCCTTCGTTCTGCCCTTGGTAGTGCTCCAGCACAATGTCGCACATCTTGGATATAATCATGCCCACACTCCGTATATCCTCATGCTCTCGTGTCTTCGTAAGCGTTTCTTTAAATTTCTCAAAATAGGATAGTTCCGATAGCCCTACCAATTCCGCGTCAGGATCTATGGTAGAAATTACCTCTTCAAACTTCTCTAACTGATGCGGCAAGAAAAGAAATGTTGCTACCTTAAAATTTATGTCCGTTTCAATGTCCCCTATATTGATCGATGTAGTATCCAACTGTGCATTCAAAACATCTTCGTCAACATAGGCTTCCAGCCGTGCCTCTGCGGAGTTTATGCTGTTGTATAGTTCTGCCAACAGCTCGGGGTCGTCAAAGCCGGAGATAGTATTATGTGCAATCTGCTTCGCTTTTATCTCGTCCCGGGTCAAGCCCGACGTATCCAACAATATATATATGTCCGTTATGTTCGCTACGCGCGCCGCTCTGACCCTGTGATGACCCGAGACTATTTCGATGCCCTTGTCCGTCTTCACACAGTAAGGGAGCGATTCCAACGTGCCCCGGCTGCCTATATTTTTGATTAGCTGACGCATAGCCGTGTTCGGCAGGATACGCGGGTTTATATCCTGCTCCCGGAGGCTATCAATATGCACCTGCTTTATCAACATCCCGTTGCCGAGGTCTAATTCTTTTCTGCTTTCTTTTTTGGTTTCCATAGTTTCGTTCTTCCTTTAACCACTCTAACAAACAGCCCTTAAAGGGCTTGACTTTGAAAGGCGTTTTGTATCTCAATCGGTATAGCCCGTTTTTAAGTACGGATGAATCGTATATTTCGAGGATGCCCCTATCTTCACGTGCTTCAGGATATTTGCTGATAGTGGTGGAGGTTATGTATCGCTTTGGAAATAACTCGTTCTTAGGTGTTATTGCCTGCAAAAAATCAGTACACGTTATGACTCGCATAGCCAGCCTCCCAAGATGCTTGTACCTGCGGTTCGGTGCTACGAGTCCGAAGATTTCTGTTGCGGTGAAGTCGGGACCTGCACTTCTGAAATACATGATGCCACGCACCGAAAAGATTTTCTGGTCAACCAGGAGCAATACGTTAACCTCTGCCTGTGAGACGCCCAACCGATGCACGAACAAATCCCTATAATACATTGCCTGGGCGTGAGTTATGTGCACAACACTTATTTCGCTCTCTTCGGTTATCTCGTCCTTGTCGGTCAGAATGGGATAAGGTGCTCGTTCCGGTTCGTCTGTGTTTGGCCTTTTTGCCCGGATTATATCAAGGTCTTTATTCACATACAAATATTCTGCCTCGGCTTTGTTGTCTTGATGTGCAAAGAACGAATACCACTCTTTAACAATTTCGTCCTCTTTATTTTTCTCTCTGAGATAGACTACCGCCGTTGCTTTCGTTTGCCTCAAACCGTCCATCATAGGAGCGAAGTCTGTTTTTGGATCAAACTGCGGGATATTAGGCTCTTTCCATTGAATTGTTTCCGTATCAAACATACTTACGTAATCTCTGCTGGAAAATACCGGCGGGTTGATGAAGATAAACGCATCTTGGTCCTTCCATTCGTCTAACATCACACGCACATCCATTATCTCATATTTGATGCCGTCTAACCGCTCTTTCAATGCGTTTAAATCATTTATGAGTTTCTCTACATGCCGTTCCTTATTCCGTTTCAAATCTTCCAGGACTTCCGTAAGATAGTAGTTGCTCGGTTTTATGCTGCCGAGCTTTAGGTGATATAGGGTTTCTGCAATACCAGTAATGTCCGGTGTTATCTTCTCGCCTTGAATTGTTACGCCCAACTCGGCTATATCTTTATTGCTGAGGTAGTAACCAATTAAGGAAGAAAAAAGCGATATGTCACCCGTTATTATCTGCTCTGGATTTACCCCGGCACCTACAAATGTATCGGCAAGCGCAAACCGCCCCGTGCAAGGGATTACATAGGTTTTGTAATTGGTCTCCCGTATAATCTGGGCCGTTATGTTTCTGACGGCCTGTTTCGGTATTCCGAAAAAAAGAGCGTTCAATGCTTGATACATCGCCAATCAGAGGGGGAGGAGTCGAACCCCCGTCTTGCCGCTGGAACGCGACCTATGCTACACTACACCACCCTCTGCATATTACTGGATAACACTCAATAATATAAAAGGCACGAAGAAAAAAAATTAAAAATCCGATAGGGTTATGTTTTTCTTCGGTTCGCCATCTATCACGACGAGATGAGTTACCGCTATCCCGGACTTCTCAAGCACTGGCGTTATCTTCTGATACCGATGGCATTTTGTATGATCGGTTTCCGAACACATAATCACGGTTTTAGATGATTTTTCGTGAGTCCGTAACTCGGCTATCCCGCGCATAAAGAAATCTTCCGGTATTTCGCCAAAGCCACCTAAGCTCTTGCCACGCCATACATATTCGATGTTTCGTATCTCGCATTCTCGCTCTAACTTCTGGCGGTTGAATTGAGGCGCCCTCCTTGATGCCGGGTAGCTGCGGAGATCTACAACGCGGTTTATATCGTTCTCGGCTAACGTAACGAAGAAGTCCTGTATGCTATGCGTCCCGTGTCCTATGGTGTATATCATTCTGCCTTTCTCCTTTCTTCTTTTGTTATATATAGATAGCTTTGAGGGTATTTAAAGTTTTCAGGGGTCGTCATCATCTTCTTCTATTGCAGCCATTTATTCAGCATCCTCCGCTTTGAATGTGAAGGCATACGCTCTTCCTGCGTATTTTTGGCATAGCTTTTCCAAGTCGTCTATAAACCGCTCGTCACTCGCTTCTTTCGGTACTTCCACCCGTAGATTTTCTATTAATATCATATCATCATCGCCGCCTTTTGCAGTTCGTTTATTGCATGTCTGATATCGCCATTAGCCGCTACCGCTATCTCTCTGCACAATCCTTTTGGCAGTCGCTTCTTTTCGGTCTTGAGGATTCGTTTCAGCCGCAGCTCTATAACATCATTTGCTAACGGACCCAACTTAAACTCTGTCATCCTACTAATGACCGCTTCGTTAAACTCTTTATAATTGTTCGCGGTAAAGATGAAAACGGTGCGGCCTCGGTTCTCTATAGGTTTCCGTATAGCTTCTTGCGTAGATGGACATAGCCCGTCTGCTTCGTCAATCAATATGATTTTCGGTTTGGATGGATCGAATGGCATATAGCGTACTGCATTCACACACAGATTCCAGATGAAATTTGTACGGTCGTCGCTACCATTGATCTCGGTGAAGTTCTGTGAAGAAGCGACGCCTAATACTTCTGAGACAATCGCATGTGCTAAAGTGGTCTTCCCTGTGCCGGGTGGTCCGTGAAATAGAAGATTTGGTAAGCCGCCGTTGTTCATGTAGCCTCTTATCGCTTTGATTGCTTCATCTTGCCCTACAATATCATTTAAGCACTTAGGCCGGTATTTCTCTGTCCACTGCATCTTAGTCGCCCTCCAGTGATTGCTGTCCAGAGTCCTGCATTCCGAACGTTGCTAAGTTGTTGCTGCCTTTCTTTTCTTTGGCTCTGGCATCGTTTCTGATTAGTGGTTTTGACTTCTTCTTTGGCTCGTTGCTCTGGAAGAAAAGCTGCATCGGGCTACCCTCTAACGTTTTCTGCGCTTCCATTCCCGGAGGGATATTGTCTATGTCTTTTTTGAACTCGCGCATTACATCTAAGACTTGATTTGAAACCTCCCCGCCTCTTCGTGTGTATATGTGATGTCTCAGCTCGTTAAGTTCGTGCTCTTCCCAGTTACTCAGACCTCTATCAAGTGATTCCTGCATAAACAATTCTAATTCTCTACCCTGGGACCTCATCAACTTGGCACTGAGATATATGTAAATTTCGCTAAATTCTGACGTTAACGGTGCTCTGAGTGCTGCGGTGAATAGATACGTAACGACTTCTGCATCTCCTATTTTTGGCACTTCTTTCCCCATCATTTCGGCAAGCCCGTGTATCATCCTTTCTGCTTCCACTTCGTTCTTGAGCCAGTCTGGTAAAGCATCCGCCCACGCGGTATCAGCAACTATTAACGGTGTGTTCATCTTACTGACTCGCCTCCTTTTGCAGTAGGTAGTTTACTGCTTTTTGTGCCTGACTCGCTGCTTTTACGATCCAAGTTGGATTCTCCTTCAGCTTACTATGCCAGGTCTGGATGTAGCTCGCGTTATGTTCAAGTACCTTCCCAGATATGCCACTCATCGCGCTGAGGAATGCAGCACCGATCTCAGCCACAAGTTCTTCGAGACTGTATTTTTCCGAGCCGAAGTTTACTGGATCTACTACACCTGGACGTCCCAGCCTCTTTTTCGCACCGGTGCTGTGGACGGTTTCGTGGAACCGCGAGCTATAGAAGTATTCCGATTCGTTGTAGCTCGTTATGGGCGGCAAATAGATTATGTCCTTGCTCGGGACATAAACAGGTGATGCCCCATCCTTTATCTCCGGCAAGCCTGCTACGAAGCTATTAATGAGATTTTCGCAGGTCGGTAGTTGCTCGATCTCGTTCTTCTTGGGCAGGTCTGCTTCAGTCCAACCGTCGATCTGGGCGAGATTGAATAGATAATAATAGCGTAACACGCGCGCCTGCTTCTCCTCGTCCTTACCGGTAAAGTCGTTTTTGACTGCTTTTTGATAGACTTTCCAGAACACCACGAGATTGCCCTTCTCGCCTTTGCGGACATGCCAGCCATGTTTCCGGGCACCGTTGTAGGTCAAGTAGTATGGTAACGACCAACCTTGTATCTTCTGTAAGAACCAGAGATACATGAGATTGAAGCCGCTGTACGGTCGCTTACTGTCGATGTTCTGTGGCATACCCGCGAGTGCGTCCCATTCCTGATGCCAAGGCACTACGCCCTGATCAAGCAGGTTTAAGATCTGTTCCGTTACAATGTCATATACTTTGTTTGTCATCTCACCATCTCCATATATGTCCTTCACAATGGCTCGCTTCGTCAGTTACGCTATCGCATTCGATGTCGAATATGCTACACATCTTCTTACCGTCTTTGGTATAATTATGGATGCAGTCGCCGTAATCCTCTCCAATTAGGCTCATCTTACTGCTCACCTCCGTACTCAGCAATCCAGTGCTCTCTGCTTTCTCCGGTTAACATATCCAGAGGATTTATGTACTTCTGCCCGTTGCCTATTTCACTGGTTTCCATTCAAATCATTGCCTCCATTCTTGTCCGCACGTCGCTCGTGGAGACGTAGCCATCCAGCTCATCGCCACAAGAAAACTTCTCGCTGTGCATGTGGTTGTAGAGATCTCTCGCCATTTCCTTTAGCGCAGCAACCTCTTTTGTCAGCTCTTCGTTCTCTGCTTGTAGTTGTTTTATGTAGTTCATCTTTACTCGTCCTCCTCCTCTTCGTAGTCGTGTTCGCCGTTATAGAACAACAGAAATGTTGCCATCTCAAGCCACCTCCGGAACCATAAAGCCCGGTATTGTTGCTGAATACTCTTGTTGCCACACTTTACATGATTTACAAAGTCTGCCTCTCTTTGCTGGTTTTCCGTCCTTTCTAAGAATCGGTTCACCGCAGCAATTACAAATTCTCGGTCTGCCCACTCTTTTAAAGCCCTTGGGCGCAGGCTCCTTTGCCTTACTTCCTTCCGTTTTGTCCGGCTGCCTCATTTTTCTCACCTTTTTATAACCAAGCAAATGCTTCCGCTTTTTGCATCCGCCTTTCTATCCGCCTAAGGATAGATAAATTGGTTATAATAATCTATTAGCCAGAGGGGTATATAAGCTTTTCGGTTTTGCTACTTGACCTAAATTTGTGATATGCTAACCACTCACCGAAAAGAAGCACGGAGAGGGCACAGATAATATGCTAAAAAGTTTTGTTGATTAAAGCAAGTTATATATAAAGGTTTGTGGTTTTGCCTCTAAAAGAAGCCCGTAGCGTCGAGTTATTTAACGGGTTTTGGAGAATGTGTTAACGCCCTTTAAACACCTTATAAACTCGTTAGAACCGTTTGTGTAACGCACTGTTTTACTATCTCTGGTATATTAGTATAGGGGAAGGTGAAAACGTGCGTTAGAGAACGACTATATTTTGCATATTCCTTCTGATCTCTTTTAAGATGCACTCAGCACACAGTATCCTTTGCGGCTTCTTCGAGTAGATGAAGAGCTGCTTATTTTCACCGCAGTCGTTACATTCTCGGGCGCCGGCTATAATATATTCGCGCTGCGTTACTCGATCGTACATTATTCCGACTGATTCTTCGAGTTCGTTCATTTGTTTAATCGCCTTCTTAACCCCAGCTTACCGCCATATTTACAATGCTCAAACAATGGGAGTTCTTTTAGAAGTAACAGTTTTCTCAATCTATGTTTTTCTTTTGCTTTCATCTTACAGCCCTCAATTTGAATATCTGCTTTAAACTATCTCTTACCCGGTCGTCTGGATGCTTTCGTGCTTTGAACAGTTCTCGTTTCAGCTTCCGTTGCTTTAAGCGGTCTAAGTTTGCTAAGAACCAGTCTACATCACTATTCTTTTTTAAGAAATTACACTCAGCACAGCAAAAAATTAAATTCTGCGGTGTGTCTGATCCTCCTTTTGAGCGCGGGATTACGTGATCTATCGAAAAGCTTTTTTCGTTTTCAAATTTAAGCCCCATTTTTTCACCGCAATAATAGCATTTAAAGCCGTTTTGTACACTCTTGATATATTTAGCGTATAGCTCTTCTTTTGTGGTTTCGTCTAACTTAAGCGGTTTTATTCTGCGATTAAACTCTTTTCTCTCTCTTATCGTTTCTGCATCCTGATATTCATTACAGGTCCTCGCAAGCGTTACCGGCAATATTTTACCGTTGTAGTTATCGTAAAGTTTGCATTCTTTCCTCTTTATGCAGTTCTCACAGGATTTCATTTTTCTGTTTCTTTTATTCTCTGCGCAATAAACTGCGCGACTTGCGGAACAACTGCGTTTCCGAGGAATTTAAGTCGGTCCACCCTCTTGGGAATCCCATCAGCCACTCGACCCACTCTGGATTCAGTTGACCACCCTCCTTTGCTATTATTGTTAAATCCCTCTGGTTCTGAGATAGAAGATATTTCCCTACGGTGTTCTCGTTGTCGTGTGGTCTTGGTGTCATCGGTGTCGGGTATGTCTGCGGGATCTCTTCGCCAGATTCCTTGCATATTTTGCTCTCTGAGTTCTCTGAGTTGTAAACTTCCTCGTTCAGCATCAAAAATGGCGAGTGGCTGTTCACTCGTTTCGGGCTGCGGTAATCTCTGTATTGTGATGTTGGCCACATCTTCTTCGCTTCCTCGTAACTTGGTCGCTTCAGATTGCTCCATGCGAATCGCGCCTGCTCTACGTCCGCCATCGTTACCGTTGAGTTGGTTGGAGTCGGCCACATCTGTACCGCATCGTTCAAATCTATTCCAACTCCCCTCTTGTAACCTTTCCTCTCGCCTTTCCAATCCCTCGAATTTGGGGTAGGCCACGATAAACAGCCGTCTCCGGAGGTGTCGTGCTCCAACGGATCGCGCCGATACAATATTCCATTCCGCATCATACCCGATTTCGGCAAGGTCTCCAAGCACAACGTTGAGTCCTTTGTTAATGAGGTTTGGTACGTTCTCAATGACCGCGTAGCGGGGTCGTAATATGCGAATGGCTTCTTTGTAATAGACCCATAATCCACTCCTCGATCCCACGATGCCTTCGCCTTTGGGATTTGCACACGAGATATCTTGGCATGGGAAGCCTCCTGTGAGGATGTCAACAGATTCAAGTCTTGTAAAGTCAACTGTGCTGATGTCTCCATAGATGGGTACATCTGGCCAATGTTTTCTGAGGACTGCTTTACAGTATTCGTTATTCTCGATGAACCATTTCGTTTCAAAACCTTCGCGTTTAAATCCCAATTCAATGCCACCCACCCCCGAAAATAAAGAACCTACGGTTAGCATAAAACATAACCACCCTCCTTCAGAAATTTTACTTTTTGTGTTTTAATTAAAATGAGGGCAATGCTTTCTAATTGATGGTGTAAAAATCTATGCTGCTTTCTATCACAAATAAACAAATTAGTAGGCGAATTGTCCCTTTTATTACCATTAATATGATGTACCATTTCTCCTTTAATCAGAGGTCGCCCCAGCGTTTTAGACACAACTACCACGTGTTCGGCCACATATCCGTTCTTATTAGCATTTGGATGGGATAAATCTCTCAGATACCAATATCCCGTATTTCTATCAAGATACTTTCTATTTGGCTTTGTCGCCATCAAAACCCGCCCACCTTTCCAACTCGAATTATTTTCGCCAAATTGATTTCTCTTTTTTGCTCTTCTTGATTTGATTCCCATTTTCTTCATCGCTCGCTGAATAACGTGTTGGCTTACTCCAAATTTATCCCCAATTTCTTTTTGTGTCATATTTTGATTTACATATAAATTCCAAAGTTCCTCTTCTGTGCAAGGGGGGGAATATGTATATTTGTTTGTCATAGTATATCTTAATGCTTCTGAGTATATAAAGTTATTTATAAATTCTATACCTCCGATTCCGCTGAATAAGCTTCCAACATTTTTCATCTCTTTTATTCTCGATTACATCTTCCACAACTTAGCCAGCCAGTACAGCCCCGCAGTCCAGAACATGAAGATTGCCGAACCCAGGCAGAAAAGAAAGAGTCCTGGCTCTATCATTTACCCACCTCTGGCGCAAAAAATAGGGGTCGCAGCCCGAGTATTACATGGAAGAAGTTTCTGGCCAACCGAACAAAAGAGGACCTGCGACCCAGTACGGACCACCATCTCAGAGCGCCGTGTGACGAATCCATCAGTTAGGAGGTGAAACCCAAAAGAAAAAAAACGCGACAAGATAAGCGGTCTTCGGTGGTGGCCCATAATAATACTTAGTGCCACCGAGTATATAAAGGTTTATGTTTTGAGTTCGTCACTGAAAGATGGGATAGTCGAGTTCGTTCTAACTATTGCCACTACTTTTTCTCTGTTTATGAGTTCTCCGATTACTCTTGAAAGTCCTGCATATCTTACCGGTCTGATAGTGCCTTCTGACGTGACACGTGCGTATTTATATTCTCTTTCTCCTTTTCGTTCTCGCCATGATTTGTCTATGAGCAGTTGTAGTATCATTTTATTTTTTCTCCCTTTCAACTCTCTGAAGCACATCTGCAACATTCAGTGTATTGTTTTTTCGTTTCTTTTCTTCATCTTCTGTCAATTCCGCTTCAAACATATATCCATATAATTCGAGAATTATTTTCATTTTACCTCTCCGTTCAGCTCGTTCAGCATACTTTCTTCAAAGGTTGCACATGCTTCTCTGATCCGTTCAAATAGGGACTCTTCTATCTCAAGTAACGTTTCTGGCATCTTGGAGTTTGCGACGGCTATCTTTATGATTTTTCCTTCCCGACGTTGTATTATGTTGACTATTCTTCTGCGTGCGGCGCGTAGCTCTTCCTTACCATTTATACCGAGCTCTAAGTTTGCGATATACAGCTGGAGATCGTGAATGAAATCAAATGGTAACTGTTGCGGCAATGCTGTTAATCGTTCTTTGTCCAAGATTGTCCAGAGTTCTTCGGAGTTCATCTGTTTTTCTCCCACCATGCAGGTCCTAATGTCTTTCGATGTACGTTTTGCCCTAAGTCCTCTAATCTTTCAACTAACTCCATCAACGCCGCTTCTGAAGGTTCAGGTAGATTATTACCGTGATTGTCTCGTCCGATGTAAATTTTTGCTGGATTAAGGAACTCTACTATCCTCAGCATCTCCAGATGGTCGAATACTATTACAGGTTCAATCGTAAGATATATCTCGCTCTTCCGCTCATGTTTTACCAGCCATAACCCGTTTGCTCGTAACGAAGGTACTGGCGCTTTTGAATAGATTTCTGCTAAGTTATCATAATTTGTCTCAATAGTCGTGCCGAGCCATACATTCTCAGGATACTCGAAGTCCCGGAAGTAGATAGGATTCTTCGACTGTAGCATAAGTCGCGTTTTGGGATATTCTGCCAAGTGGTTTAGGATTTCTTGGAATATCTCTGGCGGTATGAATGATGGATCTCCTAAGCTCTCAACAAAGTATGTCTTATCCTTCTGGAATTTCTGCTTTAATCGATCTTCTACATGATCAGGATGCGGTTTGAACGCTCTGCATTTTGGGCAATTACTTCTCGCATAAGTCTGTTTACCATAACAATAAGTACAGCCAAAGTCGCAACCTGGATGGTGATTCCGAGTCGGCAGGCGTTCTCCTTCTAAATCTGCATACATTAAGGTCATTTGCTTTTCTCCTTTACCCAGACTTATTAATGTTCCTCCCCTTTTTCTGGAAGTATTTTTTGTAACCCATCTCGCTCTAATATTTGAAACAGTGTCTCATTAGTTTGAGAACTGAGCATATACGGCATGAAAACTTCCTCTGTTTTCGCCATATTCATCTCAATGAGTGCAATTTGTGCATCAACCCAATGCTTGATAATTCGCCATGTGACCCGTCTTGCATGGGTAATATCGGAAGCGGTCTTTTTAGGGATATTTAATTGCCTTTTGGCTTTTTCTTCCATTAGAATTTGCCTCACTGCTTCTGGCTTTGCAGGTAACCTGAAAGGAATAATACCGTGTTTAGTATTGATTCCGAAAGTGATAGCTATAACGTTGCCCAATCCATCATATTGCTTATGGATGTCGGTTGCTCCGTGCATACTAAGAGTTACTTCAATCTCAGCAATACTTTTTTCTGGTGCTATTGTCGTAGTGTAGTTTTTTAGTGGCATTTACTCTTTACTCTTCACTCTCCTTTTGTCCACACATAATTAATGTTCTCCCAACTCATTCTTCTGATTTTTTATATGCCCTTTCATCAAGTAACGACATTCTCCCTTCATTTGTCTGGGATATTGATGGTTCTTTCTTATTTCTCTTTCCTCATCCTCTGGGTAGAAAGTTCTCTCAACTCTCTCTTCTCTCGCATGGCTTGTTATTCCAGGAACAGTTTTTCGCGCCTCAATAACGTGAAACTCAAACGCCCATCTGCTCCAGCCATCCCACCCAGGATTCAGTTCTCTAAATACTCTCTCGAATTCTTCTGGTGTGTAGCCGCCTTCGACAAGTGCATCTTCTTTTGTGATGTTGTTTTCGCCAGGATACATCTCATCATCGGCTGCAAGTATTAAGAATCCTTCTGCCTTTTCTTCCCATATCCGATCCATCACTATCCTTATGTCTGGCTCTGCTTTTATTCCTCGCTTGCGTTGTACTGCGTAATCTCGACCTACCTGATAGATGCCTCTGTTCAGTCTGCGTGTATGCGTCTTTACGATTGACATAGGATCACCTTTTTCATCTGTGAATATTGAATATAGCCCGTTCCGTATCATCTCGATATGCCCGTCTACTGAGAATATCATCGTTTATTCTCCTTTACTTCGTTTCAGCGTTACTTTTCTATTTTTAGACTCTCGTTGCTTAGGTGGTGAGGCCCAGTTGTCGCCCCAACACAGAGGACATGATTCACTCGCAGAACTTACTTCTATTTCCCTTCTACAATCAAAACAGTACGCTCTTTTTTTCATCCTTCAGGACCTCCAGACTTTCTTTCTATTCCTCCACCTTCTCTTTGTAGAATAATGCGTCAGGATGTATGCAGATCCCTTCATCATTACAATTTCGGCAGTTCGTGCATTCTCTATGCAAGTCATCACTAAATGCTAAATACAACTTGCATTCTTCGGCATAATATGTTTCCGGCGGATTAAGTTCTATTTCTCTACTCATGGTTTTCCTCCTTCATCTTTTTCATACTTTCTTAATCTTCTTCTGGTAGTATCCTCGGTGCAAGCATATACGTTACTTTCCCCTTACCTGCGATATCGAAGTCAAATCGAATCGGATAGTCAGTTCTTAATGATAGCTTTATCGTTTCCGTGTGCATACCAGAGCACATCGCTGAAAGGTACTCTATTGAGTGTGAAGAACATACATCTCCGATATGAGGTAGCTGCCCCAAAACGGCCTTTAGCGTGCCCAGTTCTCCTTTACCAAGCATATATATCTCTCCATCCTTTACACCGATATTTACGAAATCCTCACAAACCAATTTTAGAGACTGTATTGCTTCCCTAAACAGTTCCGTTCTAACATCTGCCTGGTTGATTATAAATGTTACCTTAGGAATTATAAATGTTGCATTAGGACCTCGCGGTTCTCTTCTAAGCGATGATGGATCAAATCCTGAAACAGAATAATCGAATATACCAGATCTTACGAATAGAGTTTTTTCGCGCAGTTCAAGTTCGACTGTTTCCATTTTCCATGATTTGAGCATCCGTAATAAGTTAGCGAAATCAATGCCGATTTTTAGCTGTTCTTCAGAGGATTCAAATTCAAAGTTGTTGAAACTACTACGTGGTAACGTCAAATCAACCATTGCCACATTTGCAGGATCAACAGCATTTATTTCTAACCCGTTTTCTGTGATAGTTAGTATCGCTTCATTAGCTACTCCTACAATCGCCTCTGCACACTCTGTCAAGAATTCCACACTTGTTTTTATTTTTAACATTGTTTATCCTACTCGATACATTGTTGCAGCCTTAAAACATCACGCGATTCTTCCTCTGATAGCATTACTTGTTCAACTTGCACGGCTTTTCGTATTCTACCTTTCTCTATCGGTCCTAAATGCATGATATGGTCGTTTTTGCAGCGAGTAACTGTGACATGTTCTGGGTCTTCTTCATTAATACCGCAAACAGGGCAGGTCCATTTACCCCATTTGGTGTATTCTCTTACCATCTTTCTCAGTACCTCCTATTCCTATCCCGCATCCGGTATCCGTTCTCGATTCCCGCAGAAATAGCTTGCGTCTTAAGTAACTCATTATACTCTGCTTGTGACATCTTATCTGTCTCGAATAGTAACATCAACCTCTCCTTTGTCTGCGTTATGAAGTATGCCATGTCATCTATGATTTTTCCGCGTTCGTCGTTATCCGCTGCTTTTTCCTCTGCGGCTACCTCACCCGGGAACACCTCTTTCTCTGCTTCTCTTACACGATCTGCTTGCTCCTTTTCATGTCGTGCTGCTTCTACATCTTCCGGTACGTACTCGTAGTCTGATCCTTTCGGTTGATGTCCATTAGCTTTAATTATAGGAGCGTTCTTTAGTTGTTCTTCGTACTCTGGAAGGTAGATGTCTTTCGGCACTTCCATCTTCGCTTCGTATTTCGGCGTTTGTTTCGAGAAGCCTGCCGGTATGTATGTCTCTCCTTGATCGTTTCTCTTCAGCGCGCCGAGTCCCCACCACTCAGTCTTGATCTGATTGAACTCGGTGAATTGTACCTGTATCGCCTTCTCTGATTTGTTCACTATATTCCCTGTTATATGGTCCTCTGGAATCTGAAGATCGCCGTCCCGGATGCGATAGAATAATTGAATTATCGAGATTGCTTTAAGATGCTCGTCTTTTACGAACGCGCCCTTCTTGCCAAAGTCACAATCCTCCAAGCATATCCCCCAAAAATGACCGAGTGGTTCTTGCTCTGTAAACGTCCGCCCTATCTGTAGCTCTTTCGTCTTGAGTTTGCAGGCTATCCCTTTTCCTTGTTCCCTGTTATCAAATCGTTTGAAGCCCAAACCAACTAAGATATCTTGATACCTCTCTGCTTTCTCTGTATCGCTCTGCATTAATAGGGTGGGGTCCGCCTCTTTGCCTTCGAGAGTTTTCTGTTCTTGGGGTTCTTTAACTTCTTCGTCTGGGATAATTCCAGCCGCTTTTTCTTCTTCATACTCTTTCATCTCGCGTTCAAGAGTGGTTTCCTCTTCTTCCGTGAACTCTGATTCTGACGACATCTTACTCGACCTCCGTAAGTTTTATTGATACGCTCTGCTTCTCGTCATAATGCGTTCCCTTGAGCAAGTCGGCATCTGCAAATTTACGCAACTCCGGTATGTTAAACTTCGCTATTCCTTCTTCGCATTTGTCATTCTTCAGCAAGAATTCTATCACTGATTTCGCTGAGTCAATAATCAATGATTTCGTTGTTCTCAGCGTCACGGTTCCGAACGGAGATTTATATGTCTTCTTTGCCGGATCTTCAAATAACCATATCAACTTTATGCGCTCTTTAATGGCGTTCTGCTGTTCGGTTATCTCGGCTGTTCTGTATGCGACTGATAGTCTGCCTATCTCTAATGCGAGTTTCTCTTCAATTTTTTGAAGATGCAAGCGCCTCTGTATCAATCCGTTTAACTCTTGGTCTGTGTCCTTACGGCTTATCTGAGTGTCCTTTTGTATTTGCAGGTTACGATACTGTTTTATTAACTCATCTATTTCTGTCATTCGCTTGTCTCCTCTTTAAAAGCTTCACAAACCCGCTGCCAGATGTAGAGTTCCGCCCGTGCCTCTGATATCATCAGCTTCTTCATCTTTGGGTCTTTTTGGCCTTGAATATCAGCAATCTTCTGTTTTATGTCTTCTCTGATTGTTACCATTATCCATTCACCTCTTTGATCTCGATTTCGTCTTCGATATTCTCCTCGAAAGCGTATGCCTTGACGATTTCCTTTATGCTGTCCATTATCATCGCCACCGTTAGCGGTGCTGGACTACTGACTGTTATTATTATCTTCCCGCTTGCGTTCAGTGTTGGCATCTTCTCAGCCTCCCGTCCATCAGTTCAAATGCTTCCCCTGTCTCTACAAACAATACTATACACCAGCTCTCTTCTCTGCTTGCTACATTTCGCAAGCGTCTCAAGAGTTCGCCACACTCCTGAACAACTTTATATGTATCTCCGACTAATTTTTTAATCGGAGACTCCGGACTATTTAGCTTGTCCGGCTGCCTGGTTCGGGTCTCCATTTTTTCAGTCCTCCTTCTTTTCTTTTTCAGTTCTCTTAATCCTACGCTCCTCGGCCGCCTTCAATTTGTACGGCTTATCCCAGTACGGGCTATTGCATTCCGGGCATCTTTGTGGATGCTCTACTCTCGGTATCCACTTCTTCTCTCCGGAACCGTAGCCACATCGTAAGCAGACAAGATTAGGGAGTTTGATTTTGCGCTTGATGTTGGTCACTCGCTCACCTCTTCAACCATAACGAATTCATCAATTTCTGGTCCATACCATATTTTCTTCATTTTCGGCGTTTTTATATTCCGGTCGCCTCCTTCCGCGTTTTCTTCTTCCATTTTTTCTCACCTTTTTATTTTTTGTATAATTATACATATATAAGTATGAGTATATAAAGGTTATGGGTTTTAAGTTATATATAAGTGTTACGGTGTGCTACTCCGTGTTCACCTGTTCAGTGAAGCTGTGAACTATAACGCGCCCGCTTTTACCTCCTCTGCGATTATCTCCGCATCTGTCAATCCAAGCGATATATCAGATCGTGCCCTTGCGGTGTCTTCTGGTAGTTCACACATACTGCCTTTTCGTCACATAGCTCACTGAGCAGGTTTTTGACGCCTTGATATGAGTGGGGGATCAGGTCTTTTGATTTGGCCTGCTCTCGGTATGCTACGTAGATTACTCTTGTCGTCTTGAACCTTACATCCGAAAGTATGGTTTTAATGAGGGTTTTGTGTTGGTCTTTACGTATCCTGTTATTCTCTTGCATTCTCGCTAATCCGCGTTTATTATTGTTCTTATGGGTCTGTAATATCTCGAATAGGGCTTCGCCTTTTATGCGTATTGTGCCTTTTCCTTTCGGTTTACCTGCGCTTTGTATCTTTACTATAACCTTTTTTCTCGTTGGCTCTGAGAATGGTTGTAGTATCTCTGAAAGTGGTATTTCTAACGTTGTTTTAGTTGCCATTTTACGTCAACTCCTGCTGCCTCTTGGAGAACCCCACATCAACTACCTGGTTCTTCTTGAAGTTCTCTAAACCTTCCACTGGACCTTCTATCGTTACTTTGACATCATCTCCATATTTCAGCGTTACTTTTCGTGTGTCTCCTTTTAAGGCCTCTTTCGTTATGACTTCTTCGACAATCATATCTTTCTGCTGTAGCAATATCCCATTATTTTCTTTTTTCATGCTTATCACCTCCTAACGTTCTTAATACGACTTTGGGTCTATCATTCGCACCCTTTACATGCTTTATAGCATCTTATCATCTCTACTACATCTCCAGATGCTATTGCTGCTTTTGCATTGTCAATATCGCGCTGAATCATTATAGCCCCAAATGTGCCTGCAGGTATTGTGTCGTACATAGCTTTCAGCTTACTGCATCTTTCGATTTCATAAAGCAACCCACCCATTAGTGTATCTACCATGTTTTTATCTTCCTCCTAAGTAGCCGTTATAATCCCCCTACTACGCTCTTTTTTCAGCATTTCCGCCCTTGTTATTTCAAGCATCTTCTCGCGCACCGCTGCTTCTTCTTCCGTTCTGCCTTCTCGTGTTGAAAGATGAGCTACAAGCTTATCCCGTGCGCGTTCTTCTTTCGTTTTACGAGCGCCCCAGGGCAGCTTGATCCTGCCAGACAGTTCTCTTAATTTCGCGCCGAGCCCCGCGACAAACTCGCAGCAATCTTTCAACGATCCGTAAATGTCTCTATCCGTACCCGCTTTTCTGAGGTTTTCTATCGCCTTCGCTTCTACCGCTTCCGCTCGCTTAGTGAGATAGTTGCTGAGGAATCCGTATAGGAGCTTTCTTATCCGCGCGCCTTGTTTCGTGCCGAAGACGTAAGCTATTCTCGTTCCCATAGCGGCTTCCAGCCGTGCCTTCGCCTGTAAGATTACATTAGCGCCTTTTTCCTGATTGTCTGCTATGACTACAATACAGGTATCACGGACTTCTGATTGCCGGTAACTTAAGATTCTTGTTCGCGCTCTCACTGTGAGTTTTATTATCTCGTCCATACCGTCTTTTGCCAGCTCTGCGACGTGTACGAATACAATTTTAAGGTATTCTACGCCATCAAAGTCCCTGCTTGGGAATGTTGGGACCGCAGCCACACTTACTCTTCTTACGTTGTCAGACACATCGCCTTTTTCGCGCTGCGCTAATAGCGATTCTCTGAACTTGATTAGCAGGCTCGGATGGATTCTCCAGGGCAGCGTCTTGACTTGCCACATAAACGCCCTCTTTTCTTGATACAATTCGTTCACAAAATCGCCGAAAAGGCCGTTAAACCTCGTAGCTCCTTTTCTGTCTGTGCTCTGTCGGTCGCCCTCTGCGCCTTGTGCAACCGCATCCTTTATATACTCCTCCTCCCTACTATTCGTAAGGGAGGTATCTTTGCCGGATACTTCTCTCATTTTCTTACCCTTTCTTCTTTTCAAGATCCGCTTTTTAGCGGAAGCGTTGTAACCGCTTTTGATTTGGTTACTGTTATATGTTGTTACTCCGTGCTATTTAAAGTTAGATGTTTTATTTAGTTCGCCTCGCCGCAACTTGATTATAAGCTGCCCTGTTACCTCTCGATCTTTAGGTGTTGGGTTAGCTTTCAAATAAGCCATAATTATAGCTTCCTGAACATTTGATAAGTTAGCGTTAAGCTCTGGCGGAAGGTTTTTGATTATTTCCTCTAATCTGCTTCGGGCTTTTACCGATACACGATATCCTAACTGAATCCGCCCTCCGCTTTCTTCTTTCTGAATCATAATAAAATAATGTTTTATAGAGTATAAAAGGCTTATGGTTTTCCCTTGATTTTTAAACCTAACAATAGAACAGTAGTAGAATTTCTAATTGAATTGTTACTACTACACTCACCCCATCTTAAAAATAAGTCGGCGAGCAAGCTGCCTTAGCGTTGTGTATCACCGCACCTAACGTTTTGTGTACGAACTGCCAGGTTAAGTTTTTTTACGCATTACTTCAAGCAACAACAACTCATCCACGATAGCAGGCTCACGCTGACAGAGTTTCGCAAAGTTTATTATAGCCTCACGCTCATTAGTGCTTAATTTCGCTAACGTTATAGATTGCTCAATAGAAAGCCGGATAGCGTCACTACGACTGGCGCCCGGGATGAGTTTTAATCCCAATGCCTTATCAAAAGCTTTTAAATCACCCGCGGTCATACTTACACCAAATCTTACCGTTAGCTCTAAATCTTCCTCTTCCTCAAATTCGTCACGTGTCAGCGGCATACCGAGCCGTACTATTTCCGTAGAAGGGTTCTTCTCTTCTTCGCCCATATTTTATACTTAGTGACACTACTTTATAAACATCTGTTTAAATTACTTTATTTTAACAAGAATCCTTTAGTTAGGCTTTATATATCCCAAACCCCAACTTCTTATCGGTGTTAAAAAATGTCACTAAATCCCCTTTTAAATAGTAGAATTGAAGAACAATTGCCCACCAAAACGCTACGAGAATTGAGAGAAATCGCTGAAACGTGCTGTGACGTGAATTTTGAGGCTGTTGGTAGCTTGCCTATAGTGCAAGCGATGGGAGACTTGTTCCGCGCGGTTACGAGTACCACTACTAAGAAATAGTTGTTAATCTCTCTCGGGCCGCCTGAACCATCGTAGCAACTGCCTTCTTCGTGTCGGCTTCTTCCCTTCTTCAGACTTTAATGTAGATGGAGGAAGAGCCAACTGTTGCATCTGGAAGCCTACCTGTAATTGTAGATCTTTGATGTGTGCATCCTTAGCCATCAATAACTCTTTCAGGTTCACCATCTCCGCGTTCTTCAGGCCGAGTTCGTGTTGTAAACGTTTGTAATCTTCTGTCAATGTTTCGTTTACACTTGTCTTCGTTTCGTCAACAATCGGTTTACGGCCGTCCTCATCTCTGTCTACGAGATCCGCGATGATGACCACACGTACATACTGCCCCACCTTCTTGTAACCGTCCGCTTTCGCCGCCTGCTCGATCCGCTTCTTCTGTGCTGCGTCTACACGGAACGACACAGGAGTTACATTTGTAGACATACTGTACTACTTTGTAGACGGCACGACTTAAAAGTGTTTACCAGATAGGTGAAATCTCATTTTCATCCTCTTGATATGCAAGGGCGGAGGGAATCGAACCCCCTTTTCCCGTCTCACACCCCAAGACGTTGAGCCGGCCCGCCTTGAGTTTACGATACGCCCCCATATTACTCAGTAGCACTTCCCGGTTTAAAAAGCTTTCCACGCCTCGTTTCAGGTAACACCGGAAGTTTTAAGAAAAGTTCAAGTCACGCTCCAGATGGGAGTAACAGGAGTTGACCTCGCACCACTCGATTCAGGAAATCATAACTGCCCACATCTAAGTTACGATACCCTGAAGTTTTAGCAGTAAACTTAAATCTTCGGATTCAGTATTTCTTCCACTTCTCAGAATGCTTTCTGGCATCCCGTCTCACCCATAACTGCCACGTAACTCCTTCAATCGGATGTGCTAATCTCCATGCTTCCAAAATTTTTAAGAAGCCCCTTGTGGTGGCAGTCTTTATTTGAACAAAATCCAGTCTACCATCTTTTACAGCAACTAAGTCGAACATATTAAAAATATCCTTGTCAGAATAACGAGAACATCGTACTGGTCTGAACACTTTCCATCCACGACTCTCATACTCGTCTACTGCTTCTTTTTCCGCACGATTGCCTTTACTCGTACTTGTCATTATATAAACCACCCATTTAATTTATTCTGCATTATGTTTTTGATTTTGGATTCCCACATCTCACGGTCTTTATTTACCTTATTGTTACAGCTTTTACACAAGGGCACGAATTGACATGTCAGATTATCATTGCACATGCACGATTTATCGTAATTTACGTGATGTACTGATAAACGCTGGCCATTCTCTTCTTCTGGTTTTTGGCATAAGAAGCATATGCGATTGAACTTCTCGCGGATGTATTCTTTGAATTCATTGTTGAACTTGGTGCAATACGGTTCAAATGATTTGCCTCCTTTCCATTGAGAATTATTCTCGCCAGATTGCCATTTTCCATAACATTGTGTTGAACAAAAGATGCCTTTGCCTCTCTTAAAGTAGCTCGCTTTTATCTCAAATTCATTTCCACAAATAAGGCAAATTCGCGTTATCTTTCTCCTTTGAGACTCTTTGGAACATTTCTGAGAACAGAATTTACCTTTCCCTTCTTTTATTCTTGAAGATGTAACCGCAAACTCGGCTCCACACTGCCAGCATATTCGTTTTATTTTAACCCCATAATAGCATCCTCGTGAACAAAACTTACCCCTTCCTCTCTTTATTTGAGATGGCCTAACTCCAAACTCTTTACCGCACTGCTGGCATATACGTTGTATCTTTTTATGTGCTTCCCTATAGCATCCTCGTGAACAGAATTTGCCTTCACCTTGCTTTATTCGTGAAAGGATTACTTCAAACTCGCTTCCACAATATCCACAGATCCGCTTTATTTTCATCTTTCGCCCCCTTGACAGGTGAGGGCGTGGTCAAGGCACGCCCTATATTATTATTTGTTTTAAGAGTGTATAAAGCTTATCTGTTCAAAAATCGGCATAAAAATAGCCCAGTACAGACCCGAAACCCTGCCATCCCATACTAAGGTATTCCGAGGTTGCTTCGCGTTCGTGTAACGCGCCCTTCGAGTTTGCTGACATATTATTTATTCTCCTTTGAGTTTCTCAATCGCGGAAAGAAGATGCTTATGGTCCTCCGGTTTTAATGGCATATCATATTCCACTTTCAGGAGTGCTCTGTCCTCTTCGTCAGTAAGCATTCTTCTACGCTATAATCAGCCTGCTATAAGCGCTCTTATCATTGCTGCCTTACGAAATGATTACAATTTGAGAATTGTGTCCTCCTTCTGGAATCGCACCAGTATTGAGTTCGTAAATATCGGTTGTGCCCACATCAGAATGCCAAATAGCACTTGCATCGCCACCAATTCCATATGCATCAGTTGCAGGCGAATCTGCATTTCTTAACGATGAAAAGTCCAAAACCTTCAGTTCGTAAACATCGTCGGCACTCATATCGCAACTCCATATAGTATCTGCATCGCCTCCAATTCCATATTGAAAATTCGTAGGCGCGTCATCAAATCTCTCCACTGACAAATCAAAGACTTTAAGTTCGTAAATATCGACTGTGCCCACATCAGAATGCCAAATAACACTTGCATTACCACCAACTCCCCTTGGATTGCCTGCAGGTGAATCTGCATTTCTTAACGATGAAAAGTCCGAAACCTTCAGTTCGTAAATATCGACTGTATTAATATCGCAATGCCAGATGACATCTGCATCACCACCAATTCCATATGGCTTGGATGAAGGTGAGTTAGCATTTCTTAACGATGAAAGGTCCGAAATCTTCAGTTCGTAAATGTCGTCTGTAGCATAATCGCAATGCCAAATAACACTTGCATCACCTCCAACTCCGTATGGATAACCCGCAGGTGCATCTGCAAATCTTATTACATCTCCAAAATCCCCCATTTTTTTCTATCCTCTATTTATTCTGGCAATCCTTTTGCTTTTCTTTTTCCTTTTGAACCGAAGGCGTCTACTAAGGTTCTTCGTTTGCGTTCAACCACACCCTTAACTCCTTGTTGTTTAAGAGCTTTGTAGACTTCTTTTGCATCTCCCGGTATATCTGCAAGAATTATGTTCCGTTGTTCTATGTCTATTCTCATCAATGTTTCATCGGTAACACTATACCTGACAGGCAAAGCAGCAATTGCTGCTTCTATCTCCTTGTCGTTATGAAGTACAGTTACACCGTCCTCTCCTTCGTACTGGCTTACATCTCTTCCGTCTAAGATCACTCGTATCTCCTTGCATGGCGCCGTATCCAAAATTTGCCAACCATGACATTGTAGTTTCGGATCTCTCGCATTTATGTTTCCTGCTCTTATGCCTGTGGGACCATCCCACTCTATCAATAATGCTTTCATTTTTTTCCTCTCATGTTGTTTTCTTTACTTTTAGCGATACGGTGCACTTCGTTATTGTTGTGCACGAATCCACATTAAATACTAAAATATCACCCGCGACGATGGTTTTTATCCAATCTGTAAGTGTGCTATCCTGATCCTTTATGTCAGCTACAATTTCCGGTTCGTTAGCACCAGTAATGGTATCAGCATCAGTTGGCGGATAATTTGCGTACGTGTCTTTCCAAATATCTATTTTAATTGAGCCGGATACATCGGCCAGAAGAGTTTCTTGCTGAATTGCGCAGCTAAATGGAACCTCTACCCATAGCTGCGTACCTACCGCTATTGCCGATTCACCGCCATCGAATACGACCTGTATCGTGGCATTATCTTCTTTTGTGCTGAATTTTGAATTTGGATGATCATAAAACACTATCTCATCATCATCGCCTTCTGCTGGCGTGTCCCACGATTTGCCAACCACTTTAAGAGTGTCGGCAGCTTTGCCATCCTTTATTTGGCATGAGTCTATTATTACGCCCGCATCTTCTATCTTCTCTTCTATGAGATCAACGTCAAGACCATGCTCCAAAACCAAATGCGGCGTATCCGTTACACCTTCAAAATACCCGGCAATGATTCTCGCCGTTTTTGCTGCATTTGGCACTTTAAATATTGCCTGCCCTGGGAAGACTGCACAACTATCACCATACAAATCTAATGTCGCTGGATGTGATGCCGCTGTGCCCCCCCACAATCCTAAATTTGCATTATCAACAGTACGCAGAATATTTGTCGTCTTTAGATCGCCAGTCATCGGCACTATACCGCTCGCCATAAAATCACCGCCACCTGCGGGCACTCCGAATTCAAGCGCGGTCTCGCCAACATTCACCTTTGGGTATTTGCCCGCCTGATCTGTAAATGCCGCTGGTGTATCTGTGAGTCCCAGCCATGTCGAAGCACCTCCACCTGGAAGATTAACGAGCTGCACTTTCTTCTTCGCATATGAGGCTGCGGAATCCTCTATCAGCACTATGTCCGCATTGACAGGTGATGCTTTTTCACCGAACGCATTGAAATCGCCATCAGCTACTTCAAGAAGATCTGCAAGATGTTTACCATCTACCCTGTCTGCATTCAGATTTGTCACTACGGTTGTTGACGTTATTATGAGCGGAGCTGTGCCGATAGCTATATCAGATTCTAACTGCTCCGCCGTTATCTTATGGCTGCCTGCATCCCAATCCGCACTCAGAGCACGACTACCGGCTGCTAAGAGATACTGCGTGTGGTCATCATCAGTTAATCCTACGAGATCTGCACCGTGATCTATTGCCAACAACGTCTTCGCTTCCGCCGCCGTTAGTGCTGCTATTCCGCCTGTTGACTTTCTGCCTACTAACCGAGATGCTGCAACCGTAAGAGCTGCGGGAGTATCGTCAACATCCGCGTATAAAATGCTGTAAGCGTCGAATAAAGAATTTGACAATCGCGCTTTCTGGTCCGTTACCATAGCGTTCCATTCCGCAGCCGTGATTTTCTTGGCCGCTTCAGAACAGGGAGGATTCGCGCAGGTTTCTTTCGTGTCGTCCCAAGCCATTATATTCTATCTTTATGGCGAAAGAGATTTAAACGGGACGTTTACAATTTTTTCTTTTAGAAAAGGTTTCTGATTAAAATACTTTACGGAAAGAGAGAAAGATATATATAGATTACTTACTTCTATATATTTATGGAGAGGATATGCCCTAACTGCGGATATGAACAAACAAAAGGCTCGGCGGATATTTATAGCTTCCGCTGCCCAAAATGCGGCTTCATCGGTTTCTCCTTACGAGTTGCTGAGATGCAGCACAAATGCTGCCACAATATCCATGAAGTGCATACTCAGCTTGCCTTTGCTTAACTTTTGAAAAATCAAAAGTAACACGATTTGAATGAAAGCCTCGCCGATCTCTTTTCTGCGCCGAGATAGCTTTAAGATTCGTATGCAAGATGTAACACTGTGCAGATGTTCTGTGAACGGCTTTCATATATAACGTCTAAGCTAATGTTTCAGTGCACTTGATACTAAAACCCCTACTCTCTACTCTCCGTGCGCTGCCTGCATACCGTTCACTCGTGCTATAATCACTTGCTGTACACAAACGATTTAATCAGAATTGCCGAAAAGACGTTATGATCCCCTTCATTAACTGAATATGCCACACTAAACCAAGCATCCGTCCCGATAGCTTGCAGTTCCTTCGTCACATCTACTTTCTGTTGCTCTAATACGCTTTGTGACCCGTCGATTTCCGTAAGCGTTTCGCCCTCTTCGCCAACTTCTACTTTCAACGTTAAATCGTCCGGATCTGCGGTCTTAACTTCTGCGTATTTGAAATAATCTAATAGCACTTCACCCTGTCGCGCTTTCGTCTCGTTTGGCCAGTTTATGCCGCATCCGAAATATATCGTTGCTGTTGTAACGCTTCCTCCGGTTGCGGATGCTGTGTATTTGCCGCTTCCGTCTATTCGTAAGGTTCCGTCAACATAAACCTTTATGTCCGTGTCCTTAACGAGTATCAAATAGTCGTGATAGTCATCGGTCGTGTCCATCTGATATTCACGATCTCTAACGTCCCGGTAGTAGAACGACCCGGTTATTTGTACTTCATTTGCAGGTGCCGTATTGAATGTGATACTCCATGCACCGGTGATGTAATCTATCGTGCCGCTGCCCCCTGCATCTCCCTGTAGCGTTCCGATTCCATAGGTATCTGTTAACGTTTCCACTCCGTCCGTAAGGATAAGCGTGGCGTTTTTAACGTGCCGCCCTGCATTGCCGTTAAACGTTTTGGTCGTTCCGTCGCCATATTGCCCACTACCATACGAACTGACGTACACTGTCGAGGCGTTACAGTGCAATGAAACGTAATCCGTAAAAATATCAAGCCACCAATCTCTCTTATCTGATGGCCCATCATAATCTAATCCTGTAATATGGATGGAATGGTATTCGTTTGAGTTGCTTACGGCCTTTGCCTTGGCTTTGATTACATACCCGTCAGCTCGTTTCGCTTTACAATAATGCCTATAAAAAATATAATCGGTATCCGAAGTGTCGTTAAGATGCAGAAAACCTGCCGGGGATATTTCGCTAACTTGAGAACCTGTTTTAGCCCACATCTTCGTAGGTGACTCGTTTTCAGGCAATACGTTCATTAAGAGTACGTTCGTCCACGGTTCTGTTTTATAACGCAGATATGCTTTATTGATTACCCCCATATTTTCAGAAATATAAATCCTGTGAATGCCTGGTGTATCGTCGGTTGCTAACAATTCAATCGAATCCGGATATACGCCCGTGGCACCACTCATCCAGACATCGTTAATATCGCTCTGCCTTTGTAAGTTGGCTGCGATGTTCTCCAGGTGCGTCTGATGAATCCCTAAATCTATTTGCGTGTTCAAGGGGCCGATTACTACGCGCATCACTCGATAGCTTAACGCGCTCGCGCCGTCGTTTACCGACCACTCTGGCTGATAGATTTCGATAGTATCGCCGACATTCAAGCGGTTATGCACGTCAGGTGGGAAATAGAGAGGGAAGCTGTAGGGGAAGTTATAAAAATATGCCACGACGCCTAAGAACTCAGAAGTTTCCATCACGCAGGAGACTTCTTTTAACGGCGCCTTCATGTCCGATAGCTGCGTTTCTATGAGGTCTTTCAGTGATGTCTCATGAGAGAACCTGAGATCTTTACGCACAGTCTCTCGGAGGCCGTAACTATCTTGCGAAGCCAAATCCTCTATAATCGCTCGCTTCTGACTTATTCCGTCATAGCTTCCTGCACCGTAGATTCTGTTGGCGATTTTATATCCTTGCTTGTTATTAAGCACCGAGAGTCTACTATCTACTTCGACACTACTTTTATCATCGCCTCTTTGCGTTTTGAAATGTACTTTCTTCGAGCCGTCTATCCACCACTCGTAAGAGTGCTTATTGTCGTCTCCGTCCGTCCAGATGCAGGCTTTGGCTATTGCTGCGATCCACCTTAGCAGCGATTCGTACTCTCCGCGCATTGGGATAGCGTCTGAAGGACACTGGTCTGTTGAATCCTCCGAGTAGTCGGTGCCTTCTAAGACGTATCCTAAGATAGTGTCTACTGGTACATTGTCAAACTGCACCCGTAGAGGATCGACATCACCGATCCATATCTGATCGAGTTTCGGCGCCGTTGTCGTAGAAGTCCATGCAGAGAGCCTGAACCGTATCCAGTATTTCTCCTCGCTGTTAATTGTCGTCTTCGTCCAGTCGTCGGGTTTTGAAGGAATGATGACGAAGTAACTACCGGCAGCCTTCGAGAAGCCCCTGCTGTCGTCTATGCAGTCCAAAGTTTCCCAAGAGGCGCCATCCCAGTATTCAATGACAACCGTAGCGGAATACACGCCTGCAGTAGAGAACCGAACCTTTACTGCCGCGAATGTCTCATTTTGACCGATATACAGAATATCGCCTGCTGCACCCCAAGTCGGAAGGACGTCATTTACAGTCGCTTCGTTTGCTTCTGTAGTGAAATCGGTGAAGGTAGGACCGGAAGCGTCAAGATCAAATACTTTGCTTACTGCTTCCGCGTCCGCGCTCAGAAGATGCTTGAAAAGTGTATCTGACAACTCTATCTCTGATGAGAAGCCCGAAACTCGGATTCTGTGTCTCGATAAATATTCTATGCCGTCATGGTCAATCTTACCTGAGAAGACTTCCATATCGTCATCTTCCCTATAAATGCAAAAATCGGACGTCAAGTTGGCTGCTAAAATATCTCTATTGTGCTGATCGTTCTCGATTTCATAATCGAAGGTTGCTATGTCCCCCAAAACGTCAGTAATTGAAAAACTCTCGTCAGGTGGATTGTGGAGATTGTTTCCTCCGAGCGACGCAAAGAAACGCATAGAGAAAAAAAAGCATAAATTCTTTTAAACTGGACGTTTACAAATAAAAAAGAAAAGGTGAGGTTATAGAACCTCACCGTACCTTGCCGGGCCTTACTTGACCAAATCGAACCTGATCCCACCCCAACAGACCTTACACAACCTAAACAAACCCTACCATACACATCAGATAACTGATGAGAGTAAACTATCTAAGTTATCTATTTCAGCCTCCTTTATCCTTATTGTTCTCCATCCCGTTCGTTTAAGCATATAATCACGAAACCTATCCTTCTTTTGCTTCTTCTTACCAGAATGCCAGTGCGTACCGTCCACTTCTATCGCGATCTTCCGATCTACTAAAGCAAAATCTATCACATAGCTCAGTCTAACTGGATATTGAGGGGTATAGTTCACCCCTCGCTTATCCAGAAATTGTCCGACTGCCTCTTCCAGGTTTGTTTTATGTATCTCGTTTCTTTCCATGCCTTGCCTCGCCAAATCGTACCGCACCACACCTAATCACACCCCACCAGATCGTACCCCACCAAAACTTACCACACCTTACACATCTGATAACAGATGAGCGTTATACTTTCTCCTCCAGTTCTTCTATCTCCTCAAACGATTCCAGCGTAAACAGTCCGTATAGCGGTCTGAAGTCCAGCAATCCGTTGTACTTGCCTGCGTCTTTGAGTATTTGCTTCAGGTTCTCAGGCGATATTATCGGGTCTGTTATCTCTATCATAAACTCCAGCGTCCACTCATCGAAACGTGGTCGTGCCCTTATAATCCTACTACGGTTCACCACTACTGGTTTCAGGTCTATCTCATAACTATCCTCAGTTATAAGTGGGATCTCTACCGGCTCTATTTGTATGCCTGCGTAGATGAAGTTCTTGAAGGTCTTCTTACCCTTGCCCGGAACTTGGAAGTTCTTTGCAGATTCACGCAGGCAGGAAAGCAAACAGAAAGAAGGCACTACAATATTGCCATCCTTATCTTTATAGAGTGCCTTTTCCGCATCTACTTTGGGATCGTATTCCTTTTTCCTTGTTGTCTTATTATTTGCCTCCTCCAGCATTGAGTTACACGAATGCATCAATAGCGGGCGTGTCCCTGTTATCCTTACCTTATAGCTTTCTGGCATTTTGCTTACGCTACCTCCTCAGCGTTCGCCATCACGAGCACCGTAAAATCGTATAGCGCGCTCAATATCGGCAGTCTGCACGACATTTTAGGCACCCACGCTAAATCCCGTTTCAATTCAGAGCACACCTGCACAAATTCAGGATCCCGTGCATGGTTCTCTATTCTGCGATTCAGTTCTGCGGCCAGCTCCTCTGTATTGTTCAGACCGCCGATTCTACCACCTTTAAGTACTTCGACCTCCTCTTTATAATAGGAGGAGGTCGTCTCTCCTCCCGCTTTCATTTCTTTTGTCTCCTACTTTATTTAGATAGCTTGTCCGGCTGCCTCTCCCACCCGTGCTTTTTCGATTTTCACTGCGCGCCTACAATCGGGACAGGTAGCATAAACTTTAGCCTTTCCCTTATAGTCCCACTCATGCCCGCAGTGGTGACATATTAGTTTCATTACTATTACTATTACTATTATGAGTATATAAGCTTTTCGGTTTTAAGTTATATAAATAGTTTACTCTTTCCAGAACTCAACGAAAAAAGAGAGAAAGAAAAAATATCACAGCGTCGTCATGGTGCTAAAAACTTTTAACAAAAGTTCTGTCTCTGATATTTTTCCGTTTAGATAGTCGTCAGTCCATTCTTCAGAGCAATACCACATTCCAACAGCAGTACCTTCCCTATCGCCTACAACTACACTAAGCTCATCAACATCCCACCCCTCGTTTATCGCTCCCAAATAAGCACCAAGGATGAATCCTGTTTCTTCCGCCAAATCGTCTGCTGTTGAGACTGTTGATTCATAGCTCATTATTAAAACTTTTACTCCGCCTTTATTTCTGCCATCAGCGACCTGTGCATTAATACCCCGAAGTCCGTTATCCATCAGTACGGATTTGATTAGATGCATAGCCATTTCATCGCTGATGTAAATATCCGTTGATATAGTTGTCTCTTCTGCTGGTGTAGGAGTTGGAATAGCTGTCGGTACTGCTGTCGGTACTGACGTAGCTGCTGGTGTGGGGGTTGGCGTTGCAGTGGGCGTTTCTTCAAGACAGCCTGAAAATGCCACCGCTACAAGAACCGCTATCAGCACCGTGATGCCAAATATTTTTTTCATTTCCGTCCCTCTCTAATATCATGTATGCGTGACTATAAAAGCTTTATGGTTGGCAATATAACGGCTAAAAATAGGTAAAATAGTTGACGTTAAATAGGTATATCTTTATTCCCTCAAATACCGAAAAAATACTTTACTACTTTAATTATTAGCGATGTAGAATTATTTACTACTTAATCTCAGTTCTTCTTCTATTTGACAAATCCAGCACCGCTTCTCGTAGTTTCGTTGCAGGAACAGCCGCCCGCATTCGCATTCTACGTACACTCCTCGTTCAGAGATGCCTGTTGCCATTATAACACACCAGGCGTTTTGAGCTTTTTTTCTATTTCTCGAATTATGTAGTCTGCCCGCTCTTTGCTATCAACAGAACCGAAGGAAAAGTAATTTGTGATAGTCTTAGTGCTCGCGCCTGTTGCACTACCACCCATAATCGTAGTGGGTGCAGCGATATTACCTAAAGTAAGATTGAGTTTCGGGAGAGCGGCCTCGATGCCTTTTGAGAAGGTCTTGACGAGATTTGGACCCCATTTTTCCAGATTTCTGAGCGGTCCGAGCTTTGCGGGAGATGTAATCCCGATATAACCCATTATTAAGTCTGCGACTTCGGTTATTTTAGCTTTAAGCTCAGCGATCTTTGCGGCGATGCCGTCTATAAACGACTGTATAAGTTTTTCCCCCCATTTATACGCTTTTCCAGGCAAGTCGGCAAGTTCGTCTACCTTGCTTTTTATGGTAGAGATAGCACTGCCTATCTTCTCTTTAACGGTATCCATCACGGCACGGGTCTTATCCTGAATTCCCATGAAATTCGAGTCCCAAGCTTTCTTCAGTGCTACAATAGGTCCGGCGGGCGAAGCCATAACCAGCATCTCTTTCTTCGTTAGACCTAACTTATCTTGCACTTTACGAGTGAAATCGCTTATCTTATCCTTCATTGCAGAGAACTTATCCTTAACGGTGTCTGCAAGTCCGGTAACGGTCTCTTTAATCTTATCCCAGTTCTTGAATGCTGTATAGACTAATCCGATAGGACCAAGTAATAAAGGCAGGTAGTCCTTCACTGCTTTTAACTTGCCTTTGATCAATTCAAATGCAGGTGTCAAGAATGCGACAACTGCCTTCACTTTGTCTTGTATGCCGCCCCAGTTGTTCGTCCATGCCATATAGAGCAATGCAATGGCCGCGACAATCGCCATCAATGCCAGTACCATAGGGTTTGCCGCCATAAAAACGCTTAACGCCATAATAGCAGTTTTCACCGCCGCAAACGTGGCTATCAACCCCTGTATAACGGGGATGGCGTAACTGATAGCAATAACCAATGCGCCGATCTTAACCGCGAACTCGACAAGTGCCGGGTGTTTTTCGATGAATGCAAACAGCTTCTCGACGAAGCCCATGAGTTTATTTACCGCAGCGGCGAATTTACCCACTCTATCGCCATCCTCAGAGACAAAGAGCGTTTTGAGGATGTTCTTCAAACTCGATATGATATTCTTCAAACTCTCGAAAGAGGGTTGTAACTCGTCTTTGAGCTTTGAAAGAAACGCCATTAGTGGTGGTAAGTTGTCTTTGACCTTATTAGCGAGTTCTGCGAGGTACGGCGCAACCGTTTTCCCGATTACGATACCCACCTCTTCCAGAGCGGATTTTAGTATCGCTATAGTACCCTTGAGCGTATCCATCTGCGTTTCATACATCTCCGCCGCTGCATTTGTACCTGTTATTTTGCCGGTAAGTTCATCCAGAGCCTCACTCCCTTTGCCGAGCAAGGTCATCATACCGGGACCTGCACGTTGACCGAAAATCGCCATAGTGTCCGCACTCTCAAGGCCGACATCGCTTAACGTTGCGATTAGCTCACTTAAGCTATGCGTCTTTGGGTTGATGTCTTCTACAGTCAAACCGTATTTCGCAAGCGTATCCGCGACCTTCGCAGTGGGATTCAATAACTGGGTCATGGCCCCTCTCAGGATTGTACCGGCCATTGAACCATCATACCCTGCATTATAAAGTTGACCTAACGCAGCGGAAGTCTGCTCTATATTCCACCCGAGCTCGTGCGCTATCGGACCAACATAACTCATCGAAGTCGATAGTTTTTCTATATTAGCCTGCGAGCCGGCTATAGTGGCAGCGAACGTATTAGCCACACGGTCACTCTCCTCAGCAGCCATACCGAACGCATTTAGCGTCGAGACAACGGTTTCAGAAGTGTATGCGAGATCCGCTTGCGTAGCACCGGCCAGTAGCATGACGCCGTTAAGCGAGCCGATAATCTGCTCGGTATCATAACCCGCACTGCCGAGGTAGTACATGGCGTCTGCGGCCTGTGACGCTGAAAACGCAGTGGTCTTACCCATCTCACGAGCCGCATCTTCCAGCTTCTTAAGTGCTTCTCCGGTCGCTCCGGATACAGAAGCCGTATTAGCGATTGACTGCTCGAAGCCCATGAATACTTTCGTGCTCAATCCTATAGCGGCGATGGTTGCCGCTCCTCCGATAAGCGCCGTGGCTTTGGCTACTTTATTAACGCCGCTGCGTACACGGGCTGCCGAAGCTTCCAGCCTGCCCATGCTGCCTTCGACCGTTCGGAACGCTGCTGCTGTCTGGTCTTTCGCCTTAATCAGTATTTCAACTATGTCTTTTCCGCCGCCGAGACCAAACACCACAGATCCTTACCTCCTTGGTGTGAATAACGAAATAGGGTTAACGCCCCACGTACCCTTCTCAGAGGGAACTAAAGGTGCCTTCTCGCAGATTACTCGTGCTACTAACGTTCGCTTCACTGGCTCTCCTCTTGGCGTATGATATTCTACATATATCTTTACGTCTTTCGAGACGGGACTGATGCTTTTTGCCGTTTTCCGCTCATAGTATTCTAACTTCTCCGTAATTGACAACTGAAACATTTGTAAAGCCCTCTCAGGATCTTTCTGATATCCTCGCCATGTAAGCTGAGTATATTCTACCATCTCTGCGAAGTTGCCCGCTTTCCACGCCTCCATGTAGCTTTCCAAAACGGCCAAATAATCCTTTTTTTCTTTTTTCTTTTTTCTAATCATAGGATTTGTTGTTTTTACCCCCTCAGAAGAACAGAATGCGTAGAGTACCATAACCAGATGCACCCAGCGCGACAATAATAGCAACAACTCTCCATTCCAAATGCCGGATACGTTTTTCGTGGTCTTTGAACGTCCCTTTGCCGTTGCCCAGAGTTTCCTTTATCCAGCTCACGTCTGTAGTCATGCTGCTTGTAGTCTCTTTTAGGTCTGATATATCCTCCCGTAGGGTTTTAATCGAATCTCTTATATCTCTGAAGTATTCCTCTACCTCCATGTTAGAGTCGCCTTTTTCTTCCTTTTGACCGCTTTAGCCGTTTCGTGGCTTTCTTCTCTAATTCTGTTTTAAAAGCGTTGATACACTCTGCGCGTGTCCTCCCTGTCACTGTTATGTCCTCGTGCCGTATGCCCCACGATCCGTCTTCTAACGTTATATCTACTTCTATCCGTTCTCCAGAAACTTCAAAACCTATCTTACCTCTCTTTTTTATCGTTTCCCCTCCCTCCTTTCTTGCTTTTTAATTTGGCTTGAATATTTATCCGGTTGGTTATGAACATCACGCTCTGCACGTCACATTCCGGTGTGCTGTCCAAGTCCGCTTTTGTCCATCGCATCTCACGCATCACGTTATAGTCTGCGATTCTGTGGTCGTATGTGCTCTTTTTTCCTTTCAACCCCCTGACTATTTCAAGTGCGAAATCGGCGGCTTTCTTCGGTAAAACGTGTTTTATGCCTTCTGGATCTCGGTCATCGTCCCCAGTATCGAGCTTATGTTCGATTCGATATTGATACCCAAGCCAGCGGTAAAATCCTCGTAACTGCCTATCTCCTTTTTGGATTCTTTGATGAGATCCATGAGCGTCATCTGCGGCAAATCCGTGAGTTCCTCGTAGTCCAGGTCAGTCGTAAGCATCACCGCCATGATGTTCTTTATCGCATCGTCAAATTCAGTCATCTGTATGAATTCCGCCAGCTTTTCAGGGCTCGAAAGTAGTTGCGCGAAGATTCTCTTTTCGTCTATGCCTTCATCTGCCTTGTCGCCGATGATTTTCTCCATATCCAACGAATCAAAGAAGAGCGTGGGTATCAGAAGTTCCACACGTCTACATGCTCGATGTGTAATCTCCCGCATACCCCTCATTTCATATTCCGCTTCGTCTATAGTGACTTTTCTCATTCGTACACCCAGCTCTGAGTTCCTTTCGGCTGTGTCGTTATATCCGTATATGCGCTTACTCGACCCCGTATCCAATACGCCACTATGCTATCTATCGTTGTCGCTGCCCAATCTGTCTGTACGGTATGCGTGATTGTCTGCCAACCTGCGACTGTGAACCCGGTAGATCCGTCTGATATGCCTACACACGCTACCCATGTGCTGCCGTTGTAATATTCCCAAGTGATTGTCCACGTCCCAACGCCCGCCGTGCCGATATTCAGTTGTAAAGTATCGAATGTCTCGCTATAGCCGAAGTAATAAGCGTCGTTAACTGCTGGTGTCGCCGGTAAAAGAGTCATGTCCGTTACGGTAACATTGTTTGCCGCACTGGTTTCACCAGTAAAAACCGTGCCATCATCTGCGACTGCGCCAAGCATGTCTCTGGCGATTGTCAAATCGTACACCCAGCTCTGAGTTCCTTTCGGCTGTGTCGTTACGGCTGTGTATGCGCTTACTCGACCTCTAATCCAGAAAGCTTCTATACTGTTAACGGTGGTTTTCGCCCAATCCGCTTGCTGTGTATGCGTGACTTTGTGCCACCCGGCTGCTGCTGTGAATCCCGTGGTCAAATCGGATATTCCTACGCAGGTCGTCCATGCAGTACCGTCCCAGTATTCCCAGGTAATAGTCCACGTCCCAACCCCGGCCGTGCCGATATTGAGCTCAAGCGTACTGAATTTCTCGCTCTCGCCGAAGTAATACGCGTCGTCCTCTGCTGGGGTTGCCGGTAAAAGCGTCATATCGTTTACGGTATTATTATTTGCTCCAGTGGTTTCGGTTGTCAAAACCGTGCCGTCGTCTGCGACTGCACCACCCATAAACCGTGCAATTACCAAATCCGGCTGATCCGTTATTGCCGTGACTTCCTCTCCAAAGAAGTCGTCCGGACTTATCTCAGGATTCCATTCTGGCCATATCAATCCTTTGACCATGAAAATCCTCTCGCCAAGTGTAAATCTGAAGTTCTGCTTTGTCGAGTTCTTTACCAGATCGTAGAAGGTCAGGTCCGTCCACGTCATTTCCGCAGATAAGGAGATTGACCTATTCTTGACTACGTGCCCAGCCGCCTTTGTCCACATTGTGGAATCGACGTCCTTTGGCAATTCTATATCATTTGTTATCTCTAATTTCAGGTCGCCTACATTATGTGCTATCTCTGTTGTCGGCGGATCGTTTGCATCCATCCTCATATCCGTTATGTCGGACCATAAGAACGGATCGCCAGTTGCTTCGCCTGCGTGTGAACCCGTACCTGCCGGGTCGGTTGTTGTTGGGTCTGCAACGTCACCTACTAACATATCCACATCAACGGTTGCGATGCCGAACTTAGGCAGCGATAGTGACCATTTAGGACATACTGCACCTTTATATGTAGTATAGTTCATCACATCGCTTACTTCAATTCCCTGCACCATTGATATTGATTTGATTGTGTCCGACAATCCATCTGGCACCCCCGTGACGAATTCTACAAAATCCCAGTCTTGCGGTTTGTATGTGAACGGTGCGCTGAGTTCGCCCCCGACTTGCAGATTCCGCATATTGACGAGTGTATTCGTATCTTCCGCATCACCAAGGTATCTTATCTCTTCAAACGTTTTCTTTATTGCTGGACTGAACGGATTTACCAGCCCAAGCCATCGTAAAGTTGGATTATCCGGTATGGTGCCGAAAGTAGCCTCCTCCACATATTCTATACTCTTCGTACCCACAATGGGCATTTTAGCCATTTTCTATTTTTTTCCTCCTTTTATGTATCCTAACGCAAAAAAACGTTTTAAACAGGACGTTTACATTCCTAATCATACTGAACCACAGATAGTTTCATCTGATGCCCGAAGTATTCAAATGTGCCCTGATAGTTACGAAGCGCTACACTCTCGATTTTATCTATCTTACTCGTTTTTACCGAGCCGCTTAAGGTTACGTCACCGGCAAGTGCTTGATAGGCGTTATGCTGTAACGCATCTAATACGGTGGCTACAGCGTCGTGGCGTGTCAGATTCTCATAAGATTCACCGAGGAACATCACCGTCACTTCTCCGTCCCATAACTGTTTTGTCGTGCCTATACCTTTGAACGCTCCGACCGTAAGCCCTTTAGCGAAGAGACAGAAGGGTGTTTTGTTGATGCCTGGTTCAAAAGTGTACTTCCGGTATAGTTTTATTATGTCTTTTGTGTCTGCATCCGCACTGAGAATCGTTTGTATGCCTGCGAAAATCGGTATGAATTTCATAAGCGGCCTCCTATCGAATATTCCTCCCCGGTATAGACTGCTAATATCTCACGCGGTACGTTTGACGTGCCCGCCTTACGTGAAGGGGGTGTTAAGCCGTTGTTCAGCATCCAGCGTTCGAGCGTTTTGAAAGCATCGTCGCGGTCTATCTTCGTATCCTCAGCTATTCGGCCCTGGCGTTCTTGCCGCCTGAGTTCCATAAAATACGCTGTGAGCCGGGAGGCTGCTAATACAATTCCTTTATTCTTCACCTCGGCCAGCTCGGTTGTCGTGAAGTTCGCTTCGCGTCCAATGAACGTATTCACCTCATCACGTGCTAAATCTGCCTGAGCTGCTATGTCTGCCGAAAGCGTACTGGCATCGTAGAGATCAGTATCTATGAATCGTTTTACACTGTCCCCGTCTGAATATGTGCCTGAGATTAACGACATTTATACTCTCACTCTCTCAAAATCCGATTAGCAAAAATATAGAGGGACGGTGTATAACAACACCGCCCCATTGTTTTGGTTTTTTGTATATCTTCATTCTTTGGTTTTCTCTGCATCAGCAGCGGCCTCAGTGTCCTCATCAGATTTGATTTCTTTGAATAGATCGAAAACCCTCGTAATGAGTGGTGCGTCCGTGGCACTGAACCCTCGCAAAGTCTCGAAGCTCGTTTTGATGACTGAGAGCTCTCCCTTATCAAGCTCGACTGTTTTCTCTTTGGATTCGACTATCTTAGCCACTAACGGGAGTCGTGCGTATATGTCCGCTCCTGTGAGTTGTAACGCGGGGTGTAGCAGAAGATCCCGAAGCCGTTCTCTAACGTTGTATGGAGTTCCTCTGCTGGCCTTACCGCCCGGAGTGCCTTTTGGCTGGCTTACTGCATAGTCCGATATATCCAGTTCGTACATAGTTTAGCTAACACTTCGCTCAATATAAACCTTTGCTACGGAATGTTACCTGTTGTTACTTTTAGCGTTTTCTCCTTATATGCTCCCAATCTTACAGATCGCTGTCGTCTGCTTGATCACTGGGACCATTACTTCCCATACGTGTCCATAGAGCGGACTGGTGTCTGGGTTCTTGGAATCCTCGCCAAGCGCCGTGTGAATTTGCACGGGATTGACAAGCTCGAAGTACACTCGTGCCGGGTCAACCGGGATTAAGAGAGCGTTAGCTGCGGTCATGTCGTGGCATTGCCATATCCTCCCTTCACGCATGTTAGGATTGTCGAGGTTTAGCATCTCTAAGACTTCTTTTTGCTCTCGGCCACCGCTTGTCAGCACACTACCGCGTAGCTCTGCCGCTTGATCCTTATGCAGCAACAGATGATATGGTCCGCTTACACCAAGGTCCTCCAATGCTGAGATGCCTTTTTGCGCGGATACAATACCGTTTCCTGCTGTTGCGAACGTTGCGCCTGTTGCCGTTGTTCCTGCGGCCTGATAGAGGCCTTTAACTTCGTAATTAGTCCCGTCTGGTTTCCAACCGTTGATGATCATCGCGTCTTCTTGCTTTCCCACAACATAAGCAGCACTGGTCGCGCCCGCTGCGTCTAATGCCTTCCCTTCGCTCTTGAATGCGAGGTATTCCTGACGTGGTACGGTGAAACTCTTATGCAAAATCGGAACTTGCTTTCTTGCAGTCGTCACCTGAATCATATCGGCCGATTTGCCTACTTCGTCCAGGTTGTAGGTGATCTGACCCTCACTCATCTCCGTGATTGTGTCGATGTCTACCGCATACTTGCCGACGCCCCGTAATTTTGTATTCTCTGCAATCAGTTGTCTGCCTATTAACATCCTTCTTAGCGGTTCTACCATGTCAGCATCAAGCATCTTGGAAGCCCGCTGTAAAACTGTATCTGCCATTTTGTTTTCTTTTTACCTCCTTTTATATCTTGCTCAATACCGCCAAGTTTGCCGCTGCCGCCGTTGCGTCCACGGTCTGCTCTGCCTGTCCAATCACCCTTAGATTCTCGTGCAATAACGCTAAGTATATCCATCCCGCTGCCGTGTCTGAGCCTGCTGAACCTGTGTAACTGACCGTCTTTGCCGTGCCGTCGCATACGTGAACTAATGGTTCAAAAGTACCGACATCCGTTGCGGCATCAGTACCCGCAGTGAACGTGTCTGCTAACAATGCGCCGATTGTGCAAGAGGCAAGATACACCTCGTTTGACCCCGTGGTTACGGTTACTTTCGGGATGACTTTACCTGCAGTTGCTACCGAAGCCGCTGCTATTAGCCCGTTTGCATCACCGCCCCCTTCTGAACTGAGTAGTCCGACATCAATCGTCTCGCCGGCGTCTACTGTAACAACGTCCAAGAACGCTTGCATAATTGCCATATCCACAGGTAGCTCTATGTACGTTGTCAGTTCTGAGTTATCGTTTGGGCCGAATGGAATTCCTAATAGCATCCCATTTGCCGCCGGCACTACCGGCCCGATCACCTGTCCGTCTGCCCAGTTCGCTACTAACTGTCCCTTCGCAACCGAACAGCCCTTTGCCAGTTGACCTTTCACGACGAAGCCACCACCCTTGTATTCCGGCGCCTTGTCGTCAACTACGTATATCGTATCTATTGCAGCAGGCCGATACTGAGGGGCGCAATGTTCATATCCGAGCCAGCCCGTGGGTGGCAAAACGCCTGTGCATACTTTCCGGTCGTAATCGGTGTCCTCCAACGTCAATAATCGTCCTGCATAACAGTTCGCTATCGTGCCGAGGTTCACCTTCTGTATTATCGGTGGCGTCTGTCCGCCAAGCAATATCGCAGCTACGTTATCCTTATATCCATATTCTCCTGTCATTTGTCTTTATCTCACTCCCACTTCCCGGTTGCGGCGAAGTTGCCTACACCCGCACCTTTGTACTCTCCCTCTTCTTGAGAGGCTTCTGTTCCAGAGCTGATCCCTGCCTGCTCGCCGCCCAGAGTTTGCTCCAGTTGGCTAAAGACTTCCAAGGATGCTGTCGGTAGTTCTACAAGTTTCGCCAGAACTTCATCGGTAGGTTTATTCTGTTGCTTTATCTGCTCAAGCAACGCAGCCCGTGTCTCAGCGTCCTTTACCTTCTCTTCGACTTCTTTGATCTGATCTTCTTTGAACTTCTTCAGTTCCTCTTCCTTTTCCTCTATCGCCTTTTGATGCAGCGCGTTCAACTCCGTCTCCTTCGTTGCGACTGCCGAGGCGATTAATACGTCCACCTGCTCTGTCGTTAATGTGCCAGTGACAGGCGGATTTTCTTCTTCTGCTCCCATTCGTTCTATATCACCTCCTGAAGTGTTGTGTGAACTATGGAATTTAATGCCGTGTGATACTTTACCGTCTTCCGATGTGGAAACAATGATAGTAACCGTATGCTCAATCTCCTTATATGCTGGTAACTCATCCCCAATCTTCAACTTCTCATCGTGTTTGTAGAAGAATATTGTGCCCCCGAAATATTCATCAAAAACGTAGTTCTCTCGGGATAAATACTTCTTTACTGCATCTTCGTCCGCTTGTTCCTCTTTCGAGAGGTATAGATATACCACTTTGATTTTTATGCGCGCTCCTTTGTTGTTTAGAACCGCCATGTCGTAAACTGGTTTTGTTTCTTCGATTGCCGAATCCGCCGCAGCAGTGCCGCTGCAACCCATCTCTGGCGTACACGCGGGATTCTTGGGTGGGTATAATACAGAGAGCCCGGACCCTGCAAATTTTGTGAGTAACTTTCCTTCGGTTTTGAGTAAGATGAGTTCTACGCTGCGGCCACTAACGCCCTCGGCAAGCAATATCTCTTCAGCTTCCTGTGTCACTTTGAGGTATAGAAGCGGAGACTCGAATTTCGCATCTAAAATCTGGTTGCTTGCTATCAGTTCTTCGTGGTTTTTTGTGAGGTCGCCACCAGCCCAGGTATCAACTGCGTCTTCAAACGCTTCTGCGGTCGGATAGAATACGTTGTCTTCTCCACCATCACCGTTTATCGAGTGTACTTCCTGACCGACTCGCGCCACCGGGATCCACCGCGAGATAGCCGAGTAACCTTCTGACCGAAACACTGATGAAACGGCACTCGCGCTTTTCTTAAGTTTCCACGTACCGTCTTCTTCTTTCTCATAGACGTTTTTGACTGCGCTCCATGCGACTTTATTCAGACGTGCTTCGTCGTCACTGCCATACTGCTTATATGCTGAGTTGAAAGCCTTTCTAAAAATGGTCTGTGCACCCGCTGGTAAATTCCCCCTGACAGATTCAGGTAAGTCTGCATTCGTCTTATACGGCATAGGATGTTACTAAATAACACCAAAACTAATATAAAGCGGACGTTTACAATTCTGTTGATTCTTCCGTTTCGGATTCTTCTCGAAAACTTTTTATGATAGCCTCTCGTGTTATAGCCGATCTCGACTTACCCGTTTTGGCAGCTATCTCGTCTATATAGTGATCTTCTTCGTCCGTAATCCGGGTGCCGACAACCACTTCTTTCTTATTGATTTTAGAAGGATCTTCACTCATGTCTCTTTCGGCAATCCTTTAATAACAAGTTCGTGAACGACTTCCGAGCAGGTTTTATCTGTATCTTGCACTATTGTTTTGAGTTTCTCCGCACATCGTTTTGGTATTCTGATAGTGAGTCCCACATTCCGCCCAGGGCGAGCACCCCCAAGCCGTTTAATAGGCGTTCTTATCCCATCCATTACAGTACCCGCCTAACTTCACGTTTGATTATCTCCTGCGATTCGTTACTGTGCTCGGCAATGAACAGCTCGTCTATCCGCCAACGATTTAAAAATCTATCATACCCGGGTCCGCCACCCGTAATCACTCCAACTAAGCCGCCCTCTCTGGTCTCTGCATCAAATGAGTTTTTGAGGTTGCCGGTATCTATGCCGACTTTCTCTTTGCCTCGTTGCGCTTTTAATTCTTTTGTGCGTGACGTTACATCTGGATAGAGGGTATGTCCTACGTATTTCTGCCCTTCAAAGACGGCTTCCTTTATCCATTCCGAGCCTTCGATAGCTGCTAATTTCACACCGCGTTTCTCTGCGGCTACTATCTCTCTAACGAGTCCTTTCTTTATCCTCGTCAAGTCTCTTATAGTGAGATTTACGGATGGCATTTATGCTACGCTACGCTCGGTAAGAGC